TTGCGCCGCCCGCTGCGGCCGTGCCTGCCGCCGTGGTCGCATGGCTGCCAAGGGCCGTGCCAATGCCGCCCAGGGTGCCGCCAACGCCGCCGGTAACAGAAGTCAGGGTGCCGTCCGCGCTCATGGTGGCCTGGGTGGAGCCCTTTTGCAGGAGCTTGCCCAGCCAGCTGTTTGCGGAGGTCAGGCCCTTTGCGGGCAGGGTCGCCGGGTCAATCTCAACGGCCGTTCCCTCAAAGGTCGCCTTGCCGTCGCCAAGAAGCCGCGTTCCGCCGGGCAGGGCTCCGGCTGCCGCCGGGGCGCCAGTGCTCGGGATTAGTGAACCGCCCGTGCTGCCGGAAAACGCGGTTTCTGCTGCCTGGCGGGCCTTGGAGCCTGCTCCGGTGCCGAAGTTTCCAGACTTCAAGACCACCATCTGCGCCGTTACGTTCATAACGGCCGCGGAAGTCTTGAAAGAGCCTCCCAGGGAAGGCATACCAGAAGAACCGGTGCCGGTGTCGGTGCTGCCGCCAAGGCCCAACGCAGCGGTCAGGCCGCGCAGCTTGGAATAGGCGCTTGCTGTGCCCGTTACCAGCTTAAAGCCCAGAATTGCGCCAATGGCGGCGACCTGGCCCTTGTGGCCCTCCGCCCAGGTTTTCAGGCTGTCAAGGATCACGTCGAAGTCCAGGCCGTCCATAAAGCCAGAAACGAAGTTCGCGCCGATGGCTGCGCCGTCGTCAATGGCTCCGGCGGGGTCAATGCCCAGCAGTGCCAGGAATCCGGCAGTAATGCCGCTGCCAAGGCCTCGGCCCAGGCCTGCGGCCCTGTCGGCGAAGAACTGGCGGCCGCTGCCGTTCCACCACTCGTCGAACGGCTCCGCCACGATCTTGTCCCAGGCAATGCCCAGCTTGCCCCAAATGTCGGCGTTTGCCCACTCGTCGCTCGCGGTAAACTCTGCAATGGTCTGGCGCAGGTCTTCGACCTTGGCGTCCACATGGTCCATTGCGTCGCCGATTGCATCTTCCACCAGCGGCATTTTGCCGGTGATCCAGGTTGCAAATTCCCGAAGGTACGGGGAAAGGCGCTCGCCCAGGGCGATTTTTGCGCCGTCAACCGCAGATTGCAGCAGCGTAAAGCTGCCGTTCATGTTATCCAGCATCGTGTCTGCCATCTGCTGGGAGGCGCCGTCGGCGTTGTTCACGGCTGCGGTCAGTTTGTTGTAATCATCCGCGGATGCGTTGATGATTGCCAGCATACCGGCCATGGCTTCCTTGCCGAAAATGGTGCTTGCGGCCGCGGTCTGTTCGGTCTCGGAAAGGCCGCCCAAGCTGCTGCGCAAGTTGTCCAAAACCTCGTGCAGGGTCTTCATTTCGCCGTTGCGCTTGGTCAGGCTGATGCCGTACCGGTCCATGGCTCCCTGCATCTTGTCGGTGGGGGCCGCCAGGTTCGCAAGGGAGGTTTTCAGGCTGGTGCCTGCCATGGAGCCTTTAACGCTGGCATTCGCCATAAGGCCCAGGGCCAGGGAAACGTCTTCCACGGAGTACTTCAATGCACCCGCCACAGGGGCAACGTACTTGAAGGATTCGCCCATCATACCAACGTTAGTGTTCGCGTTCGCACTGGCCTGCGCCAGAACGTCGGCGAAATGCCCGGAATCGGATGCTTGCAGCCCGAAGGCCGTCAAAGCATCGGTCACAATGTCGGAAGTGGTCGCCAGGTCTTCGTTTGAGGCTGCGGCCAGGCTCATAATACCGTCAATGCCGTTCAGCATATCTTCGGTTTTCCAGCCTGCCATAGCCATATAGCCGAAGGCGTCCGCCGAATCCTTGGCAGTGAATTTCGTGGTTGCGCCTTCCTCTTTCGCTTTGGCAGTGAGTTTCTCGAACTCCTCGGCCGTGGCGCCGGAAATGGCCTTCACGTTCGACATGGATTCCTCGAAGGCTCCGTATGTGTCAACCGTATTTTTAAGACTGAGCGAAACGCCAAAAATTGCCCCCGCCTGCACAACGGGATTTCCTATCGTGTTTGCGATAATGCTCTTAAACGGCGCCGTCAGTTTGTCCACAACGCCAAGGGTCACATTCCAAACCTTTCCCGTGAAGCTCCGGGCTCTCGTTTCCACGTTCTGGATCGTAGCGGTCGCCCGGTCTACGGCGTCCAGGTCGATGTGGAAGCCCGTGCTTGTCAGCCGGTCCAGCTGGTCTTTGGTGTGCTCGACGCTCTTATCGAACCCAGAAAGGCGCTTCTGGGCAGACTGCACGCCGGGGCCGGTATTGTCGTTGACGGTCGCGTCAATGGCAATTCTAAAAGTTTCAGAGGCCATTTGTTCCCTCCTCTCCGGCCTTCTGCTCTTGTTCGAGCTGCACCATCATGGAGGCCAAACAAAACGCTCTTTCACCATGCGGGGCGTTCCAGACCTTGCCCGGCATTACGCCGGTGCGCTGGAAGATCTGGTGCAAAAGCGTTGCGCGCCCTCCGGCGAGGATTAGTTTTTTGCCACGTCCTCCTCGGAGAGCTCATAGCCGCTGATCTGGTCGATAAGGGAAAGAACGGCCTCTTTCTCGCCTGCCATCAGAAGCGCGTTTACGGCCTCGTAGCCGGTCACGAGATCCAGCTTCTTCCACAGAGCCTTGTTGCACCAGACCTTTGCCTGGTCCTCCGGGATGGTAGCCCGGAAAATCAGCTCGGCGCGGTAGTCCACCGCGTTCACTTCCTCCGGCACACGGATGCCGCCCTGGACCTTGCTCTTAACGAACTTGGTAAACTTCTTGCGGCAGCTGTTGTAGTCCTCCTCGCTCAACGGGTGAATGTGGAAGCTGAACAGGTCCTTGCCGTTGCGGGAGATCACAACTTTTTTGATGCACTCCTCCGAAGTCTTGAACTCGGCAGCAGCCAGAAGACCGTCCAGCAGGGCGGTTTCATTCTCGCGGGCGTCCGCAATCTGCTCTTCCTTGGTGGTTTCGGTGGTTTCTGCGGCAGGGTTCACAGTAGCTTTGATGCTCATATATTTGTCCTCCATAATGGTTTTGTTCGTTCATGCGAATAAAATAGAAGGGAGGCGCCCTCGCAAGGTGCCTCCCCCTGTATCTGTTCTTCGTTTTTGTGGCCTCTCTTATGCGGCCAGGAGCTTCTGGAGCTCCGGCGGGTCGTTGACCACCATGTTCCATGCGCGCTTAATAATATCGCCCACAGAAGCGCCCTGGAGGTCAATGTTGCCATCGGGCACACAGCCGCGGTAGTTCATGCGCTGCTCGCTGCCGTTACGGCCGTAAACAACGCCCTGGAAGTTCCAGTTAGGCTGCTGGCCGCTGTGCATCATGGCAAACATATCCTCGATCAGGGCGTCGTCTTCAATGGTGATCTGGGAGAAGGTCAGTGTCACCTTGTAGCCGGTCATGGTGGCGTGTGCCTGGGCGTCGCCCAAGGGCTGATAGTCAGAGTTAGAAACGTTCACCTGGACCTGGAAGCTCTCAATGGTGGCAAGCATTTTGCCTTCGCCATTGAAAAGAACCGCATCCTTGCCGCTCAAAACCTTGCGGCTGTCGGCCGGGCCGGTCTGATTATACATAGCTCATTCCCTCCTTTACTCGCTCACTTCGGTGGCGAAACGGAACTTATACGCCAGATAGACGTGTTCCAGGCTGTCCTTGTCCACAATGTCAAGGATGAACCATGCGGAATCGCCCTGCGGCGGGTTGCTCTCGTCCTCGTACATATCGCCGGAAGTCAGCTTCTTTTCGCCCACCATGGCGGCAATGACGGCCTTGCCCATGGAAATAACAGTGCCGCGGCCGTCGCTGTCGTTGTCCAGCTTGCCCACAATGGGGTCCAGGCTGTCGTCAATGCGCTGCATAAGCTCGAAGCGCTCTTTGGTGCGGCGGATCTTCTTCCAGCCTGCATCCATGTTGCCGTCCGGGCTCACCAGAGTGTTGATGCCCTGCTCGATCTGCACCTGGCCGGAAGCGTTCTTGGTCAGCACGATGCAGCCACGCTTCAACGCCTTCTCGATCTGGCTGTTGGTCAGGCCTTCGTCTAGGTCCACAAAGCCCTTCACAACGGTGTGGGTCAGGGCCACGTTGGAAGCCACGGAAGCGATCACGCCGCCAATGCGGGCGGCCAGCTTGTAGCCGTTGTAGTCGTCGCCGGTGGCATTCAGGGCGCCGTTGACGCAATAGTGCATCTTCTCGTCATTGAAGGCCGCGGCGTGGGTCGTGCGGGTGTCGAACTCAACGCCCTTATTCTCGGCAACGCAGCCCATCAGGTAGCCGCCGCCGGTAAAGGTGCGGGTGATGTAGGCCTGCACCAGGGCGTGGACGGCCGCGTCGTCGGTGTCCACACAGATAACGTTGCCGCGCACAGCGTCGAAGGCATCCAGGGCCGCGCTGTAACTCGCGGTGTTCGTGGTGGGCTGGGTGCCCTTGGTCATGGCCGACTGGGTAACGGTAGCCATAACGCCAGAGCCTGCGGCGGTTGCCTTGGCGGTGAAGTCCTTGGTTGCCGCGTTGATAGCTGCGGCCAGGCCCGTGGGTTCCTTCTTGTCGGCCGCAAACGTCACCTTCAAAAACTCGGTCGTGCCCTCGTAAATGATGCACTCGCGGTCGTCGCCGGTCAGGCTGTCGCGGATGGATACAGTAAAAGCCCGGTCGCCAACATAGGCGCCGGTAATGGTCACAACATCGGCCTTCGCATCGTCTTTCAGGGTAATGGTGGGCGCGGTGCCGCCGGTGCCGCAGCGGACAAAATAGCCGCTGGAAATACCGCCGGAAAACATTTCGGTGATAAGGTCCTCAGTGTTGCCGCTGCCAAATACCGCGTTCACGTTGGTAGACGGGTCAAAGGCAACGGCTTTGTTCAGGGGGCCCCAGTTGGCGCGAATGATGCCCATGCCGACGCCGTTCAGGGCGCCAGCCAGTTCACCGCCGCCAACGCTATAACGCCGGTGGTAAACGCCCGGGCGGGTCTTGGTTTCGCCCACAGAATAAGTGCCAGCCATATTATTTCACCTCCCTGTTTGCAAACTCGGTGATGATGGTCCTTGCCTCCTCAACGGTGGCAGTCTTCTTGCCAGCCATGCGCAGGGCAGCGGTGGCAACGTCCGGCGAAACGCCAAACTTTTCCGGGGCTGCTGCGATAAGCTCGGCCGCGGTATAGGTGGCGGCCGCCTCTACGGGCGCGGCAGCCGTGGTTTTGGTTTCTGCCATAATAGCCTCCTTTTACGGTTTGTAGTTGTAATTCGTATTGACGTGGTTCAGCTTGTGGGCGAACTTCGGCCGCCTCAAGATTCCCCAGCGGACGGCAAGGCGCATCTGCCCGGCCGTGAGCGGGTCAAGGCTCCCGTCCACCTCCAAACCGCGTATGAACATGGGGGAAGTGTCTAACATTTCGACTTCCCCGCGGGTTGCAAGCTCGTCCGCAAGGGCTTTGAGCCAGCGCTGGCGGCCTGCATAGGTCGGCGCGATCAGGTGACCCACCAGAACGCCTTCCAGCCAAATAACGGTGTTGGTTTCCTGTGCCCGGTGGTAGTTCGCAAGGCGGAAATAAGCCGCCGGATGCTGGTCCGACGGCTCCGTATACTCGCCCATGCGGTCGCTTCCAATCACGGTCACAGCGTTGCTCCACCTGTTCGTGAAGGCGTTCATTGCCAGGATTGGGTCCGGGTCGGTGGTTTCCTGCTGCGGCAGCGCATACAGATCAAAAGTCACCGTCACGCCAATAACGCGGGCGCTCTTGTCAAGCTGCTTCGTGGCCTCGAAGGTTTCACTTGTAACCCACGCCAGACTGTACGGGGGCTGTTCCTGCGGCGCCATAATAACGTCGCACAGGGCAGCCCGGACGCTCGGCTCTACGGCCTCCGGCGCGGTTCCGCTGTCCAGGCACCAGACGTCAAGGTAAATATTCCCGGCGGTCTGGCGCTCGGGGTTCGCCCTCATGTCGATGGTGTAGGAAATGCGCGGGTACTGTTCAGCCCCAGCCCAGCCCGGATCTGTGTCGGTCGGAGCCGGGCCAAAAAAAACGGCCGGTGCCCCGTTATGGGACGCCAGCTGTTCAGCGGCGGCGGATTCAGAGATCCGCTTATAGATAAGTTCTTCAAGCGTCATGCTGTTCTCCCTCGGTCTGGATGGTCTTCATGTCGGAGCTCCAGGAAATTTCCCAAAGCCCTTCCGTGACTTCGTCTGCCGCGATCAGAAAGTAATTGCACACGTTCCGAATGCCCGGAAAATAAAGGCAGCGGATCTCCCCGCCGGTCACGGCGGTAACAATGCCGTTCTTTGCCTCGTTCCAGTCTGCATACTTGGCGCGGATCAGGTCGCCGGGGTGGATGGCGGTTGTATCAATCGCCGCGGATGTGGTTTCCTTCATAAGGCCCATGGGGCTGCCCTCCTCTTAGGTGTATTTTTCTTCAAAAATAGCCTTCACCTCGGGGAAGGCCTTCTGCTTGATTTCCTCCGCGTAGGGGCGCGGGGAAATTTTGCTGGTTCCATCTTCCAGGAACGGCGCATACTTCACATCTGTGCGGATGCCGGGCGTGTAGTGCTTGGCGCTCTGGACGATTTCGCTCTTGGCAAGCGGTCGGAAGCTCCGGCGGAGGTCGCCAGTGCGAAGGGCAGGCGGTTCACCAGGGGCGGACGCCGTGTAGGTCTTATTACTCGCGGGCTTGCGGTACACCTTGCCGCTGCGCTTCGGGTTGTTCGACAGCACACTAAGTTCGTGCTTGCGAATAACGTGTGCAGCGCGTTCGGCACGGCTCGCAACCTGTTTTTCTATGTCCTGCACAAAGCCTTGGACGGCACCAGAAATATCAATTTCCATTGTGCGTGTCCTCCCTCTGCTGAACATAATAGAGCGTATAAAGGCCCAGGTTTCCCAGCGGGTCCACGCCTTCAACGTAGTACGCCCGGTTCTCCAAAATAAGGCGGTCGCCATCCTTGGCCTTCGGCTTGCCGCGCTGCACGATCTGGTGTGTTACCGGGTGCGCGTTCTGGCTGAATCGCTCGATCGCCTCCGGGGAAGCATCCGAAAGAACGCCGCGGAGAAGTTGGCGGCTCTCCGTGTCGTATTTCGCGGCTGCCCGCCCGGTCGTGCTCTTTTCCGCCATGAGCGGCTCGATCACGAAGTCCTTGTAAAGGTTTCCTGGTCTAAGGTAAAACATGGCCGTTGCCTCCCCTGCCGCCGGTCCCGCGGTTTTCCATCATGCCAGCATAAAAATAATGCTGGCCGCCGATGGCTGCCGGGTTTGCTACCGGGGCGGAAGCGTTCACATCTGCCTTTAAGTCGGAATAGAGCTTCTTCCAGTAGTCCAGGCGGTCGCTCAACGAAAGATTCAGCTCGCCGACTTTGGTGTTCACCTCGTAGGAAAACCGGCGCAGGATGCTTTCCACACAGGCCAGCTTTGCGCGCTTCCAGCGGGGGTAGGCTTCAATGACGGCTTTATATTCCTGGTCGCTCAACGCACAGGTTTCCACGCCGCCCTCCACCATCGTGTCCCCCAACTCGAAACGCATCTGGTCAAGGCCGTGTTCAGCGATTTTGCTTGCATCGTAGGTGTATGTGAGCTGTGCCAATCAGCTCACCCCCTCGGAGCCGCCCTCCGGGGCCTCCTGCGCGGCCTTTGCGGCCTCGTCTTCCAGGAATACGCCGCGTTCCTTGGCGGCCGCCTTGACGCTCTTGCGGCTGTCGCAGGCGTTCACCAGGATAAGGACGCTCTGGTCCTCAACCTCGGAAATGGTCGCCACGGCGTCCTCGGCCCGCTGCTGCAAAATGCACACAGCCTGGACAACGGCGTCCGGGGTGGCGTCAAGCTCTACCACGCCGCCCTCCGCAGTGATGGGGAGGGTCAGCGCTTCAACTTTGCCCACTTCGAGCTCCTGGCACTCGGCAATAATGCCCATGTCCTGCATTGCCCTTGCGCGGCCGGGCTGGATCATTTCAGCCTCCACAACGTCGCCCGGGCGGTACTTCACGCCGCCAAAGGTCGCCATTTTCAGACAGGTGTACTTCATGGCAGCCTCCTTAGACGCACTCTTTCAGGAAGATTGCCAGGTCGTCAGAAGTCTTCTTCATGTCGGAAGCGCACAGGCCTTCGATAAACTCCGCATGGGTGCCGTTTTCACCCTCGTACTGGTCAAAGGCGACAGAAGCGCCGTTGCCCAGCATATCCCAGGTGAAAATGTAGCCTGCGGAAGGCTCGTCGATCTGCGGGGTCGGGGTGGCGTAGCACAGAAGTGCAGCCTTGGGGTCGCAAATGAACTCCATGCTCTCCTTCTGGCCCAGGCCTGCGGAGTTGTAGGTAGATTCCAGGACCTTCACCTGCTCAACGCCGAAAAGCTGCGCCAGCACGTTGGGCGTAACGATGGCGGGGTTCGCGGTGGTTCCGGTGTACTTCACGCTCTCCTTGACGAAGGGGTTGTTTTTCAGGGCGTTGTAAGCCTGGATGCCCAGCGCCAGGCGGTTCGGGGTACGGCGGCCCTGGCGCTTGATCTCGGTGCGCAGGTCGTCGAAGAAGCCGATGGGGTCAAAAGAAGTGTCGTTGAACTTCACGAACTCCTTAGAGCCGCTGCCGTTGGTGGTGCCGGTCAGCTCGTTTGCCCAGACGCCAGCATGGAAAAAGTTCTTTGCGAAAAGAATGTCCTGGTGGAGAAGCATCTGTTCAGTGGCGGTGCGGACCTTGGCGCGGCGGGGGTCGTTCACGCCGGGGGCACGGCTGCGCTGGTAGTTCAGGGCGGCGATCTGGTCAATGCCAAGGATGATCTGGTCAACGTGGCACTTGTAGGTGTTGTCGTCCTGGCCCATCACAGCGGGGTCAACCTTGCCGAAGGCGGGCTTGGGCTGTACGTTGTCACGGGCCAGATCTTCCTTGCTGAACGTGTAGTAGTAGGAAGCGGACAGCTGCACCGGGCAGACCGGGAAAATGCTGTGTGCCACATAGTCCTCCGGCTTCTGGAAGTAAGCCATGGACATATTGGTCAGGTAGTTGTTGGGCTGCCAGCCTTTGGCGATCTCGGCCGCAATGCCAGCGGTGGTGTTTCTGGTGTTGCTCATTGTTTATCTCTCCTTCCTTTAGCCCGCCTTCGGCACAAAGCCGCTCTTGGTGATCTGGATGTGGATAATCTGGTCCGCGGCGGTCGCGCTCTCCATGGCATAGCCAACGATGAACTTTTCCGCCGCAGCCTTCACGGCGCAGCCGTTGGCGTCACTTGCCAGCGGGTCGCCAGCGGTAACGGCCGCGCCAACCTGGACCAGGGTGCAGTCCTTGATCTGCACGGTCACGCTCTCGCCTGCCGCCACCTTGTCCTCGGTGTCAGGCAGCAGGATGCCCGCAGCGGCGGCGCCCTCGGTAGCCAGGGAAACGCCGTTCTCGCCCAGGGTGACGAAGTGATTCTTGCCGTTCTCGATGGCCGCAGCAGCAGGCGCGGCCAGGTACGGGCTGGAATTGGTTGCAGTACCGATCATGCTCATACTCTTTTCCTCCTCTCTTTAGCGGCCGTTCTCGTACTCATGGACAAGCTCGGGGTTCTGCTGGCAAGCCTGGTCGATGGCCTCGTAATAGCCCATGGTGGGGGCAGACTTGCGGATCTCCTCGGCCCGCTTCTCGATCTGGCTCCATGCGTCGTCTGCGCCGGTCGTGGCGTGGCTGTGGTCGCCGCCGCGCTTGCCAATCTCGGAAAATGCGCCGGACTTCCGCACAGCTTCCAGGTTTGCGTCCAGGACGCCGATCATGTCGTTGTAGGCGGTGCCGCCTGCGTCATTCAGGGATTTCAGCACGGGGACAAGCTCCTCGGGCTTCTTGCCCAGAAGCTCGTACTTCTTGGCAACGGTCAGCAGCTCGCGGTTTTCCGCATCCTGGCGGAACTTGCGAAGCTCTGCGATTTCCTTTGCCACTTCAGGATGGATGCCCTTGTAAATATCCTCCTCGCCGCCCGCGGTGTTATCTGCGGGGGTGGCAGGGGCGGACTTCTCAACGCCTGCGGGCGTGGCGGGCGCTGCCTGGGCCGGAATACCGGCCTTCTTCTCGATTGCTTCCAGCTGCGCCACTTCCTCGGGGGACAGCTTGCTCTTGTCGATTTCCATGTCAAATGCTCCTTTCTGCACGGGTTCTTCCTCCTGCTGCGGTTCAGCGGGAGGCGTCGGGTCGGTGCCCTCTTTCGGGGGCTCCGGCGGTGTATCTTCGGTCGTGGGCTTCGGCTCCGCCTTGGAGATCATCTCGTCCAGACGGGCGCGGGCTGCTTTGGCGTTCTCGATTCTGTCGGGTGTCAGAGGCGCGGGGGCTGCCTTTTCCAACTTCACGGGAATGCCGCCGGACCATTTCGGGATTGCCGCTTCGGTCGCCGCTGCGAACTCTGCGCAGCTCTGGGCCATGAGGGCCTTTTTGTCCTCGGCTGTAATGTCGGCATTTGCCACAATGCCGCACAGGCTGTCATTCAGGGCGTAACAGTAATCCCAGATTTCTTCCGTGGTCTGGCGCATCCGGCGGCGGGCCATAGCGTCGCCAAAGGTGGGGACGTCCGCGTTCTTGGAAACTTCCTCAACGGCCGCAGCTGCCTGCGCATCGGTGGCGCCGATACTCTTGGCAATGGCGTGAACAATCCGCTTCAAAATAGATTCCTCGGGCGGGGTGTCCTCCTTGGGCTGCACAGCAGGCGTTTCCCCTTCCGCAGGCTTGCTCTTGTACAGGGCAATACTCGCGCCAGGGTTCGCGCCGTTGTCCACGAAGTCCACTTTCTTGATTTTCAGGTTTTTAAGTTTGGTGGCCATTTGCGTTTCCTCCTTTCTTTGAAGATTTTTTATAAACAACAAAGCCCGGCGGGTGCCGAGGCTTTGGTTTATCGGTATTTAGTTCTCGGGCTCCTCGTCGTCCACTTCCTCGCGGACGGCCTCGCCCTCAATGGAAAACATGGGATAGGTGCCGTCTTTGACCTTCTCCCAAACCTCATCGTCCGTCACCTTAAAGCCGATCCACCAGCCTTCCGGGACAACGCCCTCCGGGATGCCCATAGCGGCCATTTTTTCCTTGGTGAAAATTACGCTCTCCACCAGGACGGCACAGCCGCCGCGCTCGTGCATTTCGCCGCCCTCGCGGTAGAACTGTACAAAGTTATAGGCAGCCTGTTCCAGCTCGTCGGGCTCGATGATGTCCTCGTAGTAGTCCGTCACGGTATCGCCCGCGGCCGTGGCTGCCACGCTGGCCCAGCCAAAGGCCAGGCGCTTTTCGTCAACGGATTTCTGGATCTTGAAGGTGCCAGCAATGCGGCCGTTCGGCTCTTTGCCGGGTGGCTTCTTGCCGGTGAGTGCTTCGTTAAAAGTAACCATGGCTTTCTCCTTATTCGCTGAATTTGCAGGATTTTTGCAAAAATCAGCGTAAATTTCAGCGTATTCCGAATTTTAAGCGTAAACAATTCGGAATTTTGAATGAACTATTCGGAATTTATGCGGGGATAGCAAAGCCCGGCGGCCTCGCCATACCTCTTGCGATACCATTCGTGAAGGTCCACCGTGCTGCGGATCACCTGGGCAATGTAGTTGCCGCCTTCCACGATTTTGTATGTTTCGCGCCGGAAGCGCTCAATGGTCAGCTTTTCAAACCGCCAGGCTCCGGGCGCGTAGCCCTCCGAAGTAAACGTGAAGGCGTCCTCTCCGTCCTCCGTCACCTTGCCGGGGATCTCGTGGCCGTGCTCCATGTCGAAGTAGCGGAAGGCCCCGTGCCAAAGGTGGCAGTTCAGGGCAAGGCCGGTGGGCTTCTTGTCGCCCGGGCGCTTGATGGTGTAAACAAGCCGTCTATTCATAGCAGATCGCCAACCTCCACAAAATCCTCAATGGGCACTCCGTTCACTTCCGTTATTCCCGCATTGCGGAACGCTTGCAGCAGCCTGCCGCGCTCACGCTCGCCCGGGCAGCGAATCTTTTGTATGGACGTGGCCGGGATGCCCTGGCGGAACATGATTTCATTGCCGGACTGGTAATAACCCTCTTTTTGTCCTCTCACGAACTCCTCGGAGCCTTGGCGGCTGTGGAAGGTGCTCGGCTGGGTCGTTCCGAAGTTGTCCCCGGTATATGCGTACCAGTCTGTGCGGCCCAGCTCCGCTTCGTCAATAATAAGGCGATAGCCGCTGCCACAGAAAGATTTATCATATCGCACTTTCCCGTGAACATTCTTCACTCCAATTCTGGTGAAAACATTATCTGCGCCGCCGGTGCGCATATCCTGGCTTGGGCTTGCGCCGGTCAGCCTGATGCCGGAAAGGCAGCGCCGGTTTGTGCTGCGAAGGCCTCCGCTCTGAATGATAGAAACAACGCTGTCAGCGCTTCCAACGCCGCACCAAACGTAATCCGCACCCGCAGCCTTTAAGGCTTTGGCCTGCGCCGGGTCGTAATAGACGGCGTAACCGTCGCATACCTTGCGCAGCTCCACGCCGTCCACCCGCTTCTGGTCAATGCCCAGGTCTTTTAGGATCTCGTCCAGCTTCTTGTCCAGGGCGTCGCTGGTCAGATTTTCATACTCTGGGGCGCGGGAAGGGGCGTTCTGCCAGACAAGGCGGGACTTTATAAGGCGTTTTTCGGCCTCCACTGTCGGCGTTTCCGTCAGGTCGTCAAGGCCTGCCGTCTTCAACAGTTTTTTCATTTCCCGGGCATCAAAGCCGCCGTCTGCCGTCACCGGAACACGGGCCCGAAAAAAGCCCTGCCAGGAGTAATATTCGCCGCCCTCGTGGGTGTAGATCTGCAAGGTCTTTTCGCCATCGTGGACAGCCCTGCACTTCGTGTTTACTCCAAGGCTCAAACCGCTGGAACTGAAAAAGGCGCTCGTCTTGGAGGCTTCCTCAAATTCCAGCGCTTCGGTTGCACTGCTGGGCTTGATTGTTTTCAACGCCCGCGCCCAGGTCCCTTGCGTCAGCTTTCCGCTCACCTCGTAGACCTCGGCGCCGTCAATGTTCATCCGCCGGGCGCGAAGGACAAGGCCCTCCACGCTGCCGCGGTCGGAAGCAATGGGGATTCCTTCCTGTGTGGTGGGCACCTTGGACAGGTCGGAGAAGATTTCTCCGGCACCCTTAACGCCCTTCGGGATTGTTGCCTGCGGGGCTGTGTACTGGGCTTTTGCCTTTCTGGCGGCTGCATTTGCGGCGGCCTTTGCCTTTACCTCCCGGGAAAGCTCTGCGGCTTTCACGGGGTCCGTCACAGCCTGCACCAGCTGGGCCTTGCTCATTTTGCTGTAGTAGGCAACGCCCTGGCTCTTTGCAATCTGTTTCAGGTCTTGGGCGGTCATGCCTTTAGCCGCCTGCGGGGTGATCTGCACGGCCGCAAGGGGCTGCTTCGCAACGGCCGCGGCCTCGTCCGCCCAAACAAAAGAAGCCTTCGTGCCGGTGCGTTCCGTCAGAAGGCTTTCGTAAAACGTGCGGTAAGTTTCGCGGAGGGTGCTTTTGCGCTCCACGATCTCGTCCAGCAGCTTTTCCGCCTCTTTTCCTTGGCCGTGTAGGGCCTCGGCATAGGGGCGGAAGATCTCGCGGTATTCTTTATCTGGGATGCTCTCAACCCGCTTTATATACGGCAAAGTGTCTTGGAGGTTCAGGTCTATATCTTCCTCCGCAAACCGGCGGAAAAGGGTGGTGTAGACCGGCTCCGTTTCGCCGTATGCGCTGTTCGGGTGGTATGTGTAGCTCATTACATGGCTTTTGGCGTCGCCCATGTAGCGGAAGGCCTGCTCTTTGTCAATGCCAACGATTCGGCCCTCCTGGTCTGTCAGGAAGTTTTCGCCGTGGGCATCGAAGTTGCCCAGAAGCCAGTCCGTGACGTGCTCGCGCTGGATCTGCACCGTCACCTCCGGCGGAAGGTCGGAAGCCGCGCCAAGCTGCCAGGCTTCAAGGTCGATTCCTCCGGCGGAGGTCTTTACCTTCTCCTGGAAAGCTCCAAACTTTCCGTCAATAGTGCCAACGCCCACCGGGACGGCCGTGTCCGGGTCCACGATGGACTGCACCTTGTAGCCCGCCTCCTGCGCATAGGCCCGGAACGGCTCATACTGCCCGCCCTTGCTCTGGGCAGGCTTAAAATACCACTCCCAGCCGTTGGCGTCGGTGTAATCGTACATCTTGCCAGTGTTGCCCAGGTGGACGGGGCCGTTTGAGGTCATGCCATCCGGCACTTTCAAGCTGCCCGCCACAAAGGCCTGGCCTTCGTCCTCTGTCCTTTCGCTCGGGTCTGGCAAATTACCCGGCCATGGCTGGATAACGTCCTGTGCGGGCTGTTGGGGCAGAAAGACGGGCGATTCCTTCTCCTCGAAGTATTCGGCGCACCGGCAGCGCGGATGCACCGGCGGGTGTGGGCCCATCTTGAAGGCCATTTTTGTTGTGCCGATGTGGTAACTTCCCTCGGCGTCGGTTTCGGCGCCGTTCAGGGCGCTGCACACCGGGCAGACGTCTTCATCGTCGGCGGTCGCAAAAACATACACACCCTTCCCAAGGTAGCCTTGCGCCTGGGCTTGGGCCGCGCCCTCACGATACCCGGCGCAGTACGCTGCGGCGTTCTCGGTGATGGCAATGGTATAGGCTCTCTGCCGGAGCTGTTTATCGGCGTACTTATAGGCCTGCTCCCTGGCCTTCTTGATGGCCGCATCCGCTTTCACGCCGTTGTCAAGAAGGCTTTTCTTAACGCTGGCGTAATATTTCAGGTTTGCAGCCGCCTGGGGCTCTGTCAGGCCGATAAGCGGCCGGATCGTCCGGGAAAGCTCGTCCACCGTGAACTGGCCCTTTGTGCTGGCCTCGATCATGGCGCGCATGGCATCCCGGGTTTCATCGTTTATTTTCGTTACCCACTCGGCGCCGTGGTCTTTGATCCAGGCCGTCATGGCGTCGCTCATGGGGTCAAAAACCCATCCGCCGGAAGCCGACGCCGCCAGGGCATCGGCTCCGGCTTTGGCTGCCTGCTGCCAGATGGGTTCAAGGTGGCTTTTCACAAAGAGGGAGTAATCTTGCTGCCACGCTTGGAGGGTCGCTTCGTCAAGGTAGCTGTTCATAATGGCTTCACGAAGTTCTTTGTAGGTGATGGCGTTGCTCTGGGCCTTCCAAAAGTTGTGAAGGAAGTACATCGGCTCACTGGAAGCCGAGTTCAGGTAGTCGTTCAGCTTTTTAAGGGCGTCTTTCCCTGCTTTCGACTTCTTGGGCTTGGATTTTGCCACGAAGTCGTGGGGCGTCGGCGCCCGCGCCTTGCGAATACTAAACATTTTAGTCCCTCCCCAGGTCCTTTCTCGCCTTTTCTACCGCCTCCGGGTCTTCTTCCGGCTCCTCGTTGTCAAGGCCGCCCATCTTGTCGCCGGTGTCTTTCTTCGGCTTCTGGGTGGTTCTCACCTTGCCCGGCTCCCGGTCCTCGCCCGGCATCGGCACATAGTCGTCAAGCCGCTTCGGCAGTCCTGCTGCTTCGCGGATGTAGTCTTCCACGCCCTCGTCGGGCACCAGGAGGCCGGAGGTCGTGACGTTCTTCAAGTAGTTGCCCAGCTTGTCCAGGTCCACGTCCTCCACGTCGCCGTGGGTAAGGTGCGGGTAGTCCGTAAGGCCCGCGAAGTGCTCGCCGTTCATCTTCATAAGGTCGGGAATGGCCTTGTTGTTGAAGGTTTCGCAGATCACATCCAGAAAGGCTTCGATTGCCATAGAAAAAATGTGCGTTTTGTTGTCGCTCAACGCAAAGGAGCCGGTCTGCTGGTGGCCCAGCAGCACAAAATCCGCCATAACCGTCATGGCGATTCGGGTGTCGTAGCGGTCAATAACCTTGTTCGTGTCAAACTGCCGGTCGCCGCCGCTGCTTAAAAGTTCCAGCTTCCAGCCGGACGGAAGCACCAGGCCTTCCAGGTGGTCCCGGCGGATGTTCTGGACGATGGCCTGGGCATTGTTCAGGATTGCGACCATTTCCGGGTCGTTCTGGTCCCAAATGTCCGTGCCTTCCGGCGCGGTAAGCACAGGAAAGCCCGCAAGGTCGCGTTCAATGCCAATGCCTTCAATTTCCTGGATTCTCCGTTTGAAATACCAGGAACGGTAGGCGTTGCGCAGGATGCTGCGGCCTTCCGGGTTGCCCTTGCTGCTCTCCGTGCGGAAGAAAAGCAGCTTTTCCGCCGGAATCGTGATAAGCTCAAAATTCGGCGGTGGCATCTGGGTCATGGCGATAAGGTTGTCGTTCTCGTCATACTCCCATTGGTAAAGGCTCTCTTGGGAACGGATGGGAAGTTTCATCCAGCCGACCAAGCTGTCGTTGTACTTGCTGTTCAGGCGCGGGTCCCGGCTGCTGCCGCACCGGCGCTTGTAAACGATCTCGTGGGCAGACCAGCCGAAAGTCAGGAAGGACAAAATTTCGCTGATCGTGTCCGTCCAGGTGTCTTGCATATCGGCCATACATTCCAGCACGAAGTCCGCGGCTTCCTGGTCTTTCTCGGAAGCACCGCCGGGGGCCACGTTCCAGTCCACTTGCCGGATCAGCATTTTAATGGCGTACAGAATGGCGCCCACAAGGTCGTCATTCGCCGCCATTTCGCTATACACCGCCATGCCCCGGCGGCCGCGCAGTTCCGGTAGAAATTCTTCATAGAAGACGCCGCCATAGCGCTTTTGGCCTATGCGGCCGACTTCTCCTTTTCGGGTTGTCACGCGTTTTCCTCCTTCTGTTTATCTCCGCCAATAGCTGCTCTTGGAAAGCATCGTTTCTGCCTTTGGCGGGCTCTTGGCGGGCTTGTCCATCAAGTACAAGATGGCCTGCACAAGTGCGTCTATATCGTCCTTGTATTCGCCCTTTGGGAACATCAATAGATCCTGGATGGTGTCATGCACCCAGGGCGCCGTTTCCGGCTTCGGAAAATGAATATTCCCGGCTTCAAAGTAGGGTGTAACGGAAAGGGCACGTTCTTGCTTGCTGCCCTTCGGGTTAAACTCTACCATGCCGGGAATCTGTTTTTTCAACAGGTCAACGATTGCAGGGCCGTTGGCCTTGTTCTCTATAACCTTTGCCCTGGCTTTCGGCCATTTGCCCGTCAGGGTGCGCACGGCCGCCACGCTCTCGGTAAAGGTCATTTTTTCGTTTACCAGGTCCCAAATGTAAATGTCTGCGCCGCTCCGGCCCACAATGTAGCCCGCCACCTTCGCGCTTCCTTCGCTCTTGGTGAAGGCCATATCCCAGGACTGGATAAGCATACTTTGGTGTGGTGCTGCTTTGGGGTCGAAGAAGTTTTGCAGCCATTCGCGCTTAAAGATCAGGCCGTCCGCCGGAGCGGGGGTCTGTTCATACTGGCCCGCATACTGCAAGGAGCCCATGGACTTTTTAAGGCTCGCAAGGGTTTCTTTGTCGAAACGCTGTGGGTTCAGGATGTCGCCTTCCTCGCGGATCACCTCGCGGCTGCTCACCGGGAAAGTGATTATTGTGCGCTGCGGCGCCTCCGCCGGGAGGCAAAGGTGTGTATAGCCCAGGTCTTCGGCCAAAATATGGCCGGTCAGATCCTTTTCGTGAAGGCGCTGCATCACAATAATAAAAACGCCCGTCTTCGGGTCGTTCAGACGGGATTGCAGGGTGTTTTTGAAGAAGGCTATGGTTGCTTCTCTCTCGGTTTCGCTGTTGGCTTGTAAGGGGTTCTGCGGGTCGTCCAGGATGATGCAGTCGCCGCCTTCACCGGTCAGCGCGCCGCCGACAGATGTTGAAAACATAAGGCCTTGGTGGTTGTTCTTAAATTCGTTTTGCCGGTTCACGTCGTCCTTTAGGCTAAACCGGTCCCCCCAGTTGGCTGCATACCATGGGGATTGTATAATGTCACGGGTCAAAACATTGTGCTTGCGGCTCAAACTGTCTGAATAGCTAACCTTTATGAATCGCCGTTCCGGGTGTTTTACCCACGTCCAGGCCGGATAGCACACTGTAATTTCCAGGGACTTCATGTGGCGGGGCGGCATATTTACGATCAGGCGCGTTATCTGGCCGCGGTTCACCGCTTCCAGGTATTCGCCGATGCAGTCAATGTGCCAGTTATCAATAAACGTCGTGCCGGGCTCAATGATGGGCCAGGCCTGGCGGATGAACTCGGGGAGGTTCCGTTCCGCCTGTTCCCTGCGGACCTGTCGGAGAAGCGCCGCCGGGTCAACCTGGGCTAGATTTTTCCAGTAGTCCGGCAAGCTGGCTCAATTCCTCGTCAGAAAGGGCGGAAAGGTCTGCGCGCTGGGTGCTCTCCACTTCCAAGGCGCCGCCATGGGTAACGGAGCGGTTCTCCGTGGGCTCTCCACGGCTCAACCGCTCCACTTTTACGCCTATATCAACCATACGAACGACAGCGTTTGCGTCTATGTCGCCGTCTGGGATGGTCAGCAGGCGGCCGGTGGCCTTGCGCAACATCTGTTCCGCAATGGCCGCGTGTTTCTCGTGCATCTTTACGATGTTGGCCGTGTTCTTGGCTGCCACGCAGTCCAAAATATAGTTGTCGTACTCCTCCGCCCTCGCCACCCAGTCAAACTTCGCGCTCATGGGCTCCAAGCTCTTGCGGGTAACTCCCAGCTGTTCAGCCAGGCCGCGAATACTGCGGCGGACGGTAAAATCCGGCCGGACAACGTCGCCGGGCTTCTTCGGCTTCTCCAAATACCGCATATCGCGGTAAGCACAGAAGCACTCATACTGCCGGGCTGTTTCGCCGGGCAGCTTTTCCCAGGGGTCCCGCTGTCCCGTGTGTGCCATGGTTCTTTCCTCCTTCCTGGTAAAAAGTAAGGCCCGGGATTGCTCCCGGGCCTCCTGCGCTGTTATTCGTCCCCGGTATCTTCTCCGAGAATTTCTTTTAATAAGGCCGTGTTGTCGTACTGGTCGGCTTCCTCTGCGGTTTCCGGCGTTCCGATGATCTCCGCGGCCTTCTCCGGGTCGCCCTTGGCGAAAACCAGGACTTTTTCATGGTTCACGCCAAGTTTGCCCGCTCCGGCTTTCAGATAGTCGTTTATGTCCTCTGTGTATTCCTGCGGGTCTTCCGTGCGGAAGGCCGCGCTTTGGGCAGGGTCGCCGTTACAGAACACAAGGACGTTCTGGTGGTCTTTGCCCATCTTCCGGCTGTGCTCGAACTGCTTCCCCACGCGGATTGCCAGCCCTCCGGCCGTGTTTACCAGAATCGCTTCGTTGTAAAGCATCAGGCCCACGTCCTGGAAGGCGTCGATGGTGTCAGAAATGAAATTGCGGTAAAAGCCCTTCTTGTCCCGAAGGTCGCTCACCACAATAACGGCAAAGCTGTCAGGTTTCAGCATAGCGGTTGCCCGGCGGATAACATTGCGGTAAAGCTGCAAGAACTCGGGGTAATCCTTGTTTGAAAGGTCCTCGGGCTTGTCGCTTTACACTTCAAGATCCGCATAGGGCGGGCAAGTGAAAAAGAGGTCATATTCTCCCGGCGCCAGCTCGTCAATGTGGGAACTGTCGCCGTTTATCCATGTGGGCGGTGTCACCTCTGGCGCATCGTCCAGGACGCTAACGTGGGAGATTTCTTCCCAGTTGTTCACGTTGGCCTCAATCTGGCGGCTGCTTAAATCGCAGCCGGTGTATTTCCGGCCGGTAAGGGCCGCCACCACGCCGCGAACGCTGCCGCCTGCAAAGGGGTCAATGATCGTGCCGCCCTGCGGGCAAAACCAGCGGTAGGCCAGCTCACAGAGGACCGGGTCAAAAATGGACGTGGCGCTGTACGCCATGGCATCCGGGAAAAGCTCTGCGAACTCCTCCCAGCTTATTTTCTGCCCGATTTTCTCCTCATAGGCGTTCTTGGCCTTGTAGGCACCCGGCGGCTGGCTGCTTATGTTATAAGTCAAGCCCGCCTTCGTGTTGTCGTCGTCAGCGCCGCGGCCGACTTCGGAACGAATACCGAGGCGCTTCCAGGCCTTCTTCCTTTCGGCCCATGCTCCGCCTCTGGAATCCAGGACGGTGAAGGGCGGAATAAGGAATCTTTCGCCCAGGGTCAGGCGCGCGGCCTGCTCCTCGGCTTCCCTGTCGGGTTTGCTGCTGGCGATCATGTCTTCGATCTGCTCCATCGAAAAGCCGGACAGCTCCGGGTCCAGGTCGTCGGTGTTCTCTTTGAGCTCGGCCAGAATCCCGGCTATGGCGTCCTGGTCCAGGACAGCAAGCTCGGCGATTCGGTTGTCTGCGACAAGGTCCGCCATTTCGGCGCTGTCGTTGTCGTAGTCCTGCCACTCAATGGGGGCGTACTGGCTGCCCGCCTCGTAGCCTGCAAGGCGCCGGGCGTGGCCGCGTACAATGTAGCCGCTGCGCCTGCTCACGGTGATTGGGGCTCGCCACCCCTGTTCCCCGATTATGCGGGCCAGCATCTTCACTTGTGCCTCCGGGTGCCGGTTAGGGTTCCGGGGGTTCGGTTTCAGGCTGTCGATCTCCACGATCTCGTCGTACGCACAGTATACTTTGAAGCCGTCAGGCGTCACCTCGCGGGGGGGGGGCCGTTATAGGGTTTTTCATTCATCCTCAAGCCTCCATGCTAGTATTATATATCTTTCAAAGTGCCCTGTCAGTGCCCAATTTGTGCACCCTGGCGCACGTTAGGCAGCCTTTACGGCGTCAATGCCGAAAAACAAGGCGGTAAGCGGCTGAATCGCTGCATTGATGTCCTTGTATACGGTGCGCCGCTCAATGCCAAAAGTGCCCGCGATTTCCTGTACACTTTTTTTCGGCTCCCGGATGTAGGTTTCCATGACCACCTCGTAGCGCCTCACGTCCTCCTCTGTGCCGTTCTGCTGGCACCAGACGCGGTAGAGGTCCAACATCTTCTCAATGTGGGCCAGAATAATCAACGTGCGCTCCTGGCTGCGCTTGATGCTCTCAATATAAAGGCTGTCGTCCCGGGTGTAGCTTTCCAGGCCGTCCAGGATGCTGGCGGCGCTTTCCTTCTCCTTGGCCTGCTTGGCGTTGTAGATGGCGCCAGCGGTGTGCCGCTTCAAAAGGCGGTAGTTTTTCAGCAGGAGCCGGGTGTTATGGAGACGCCGGTCCGTGCGCTCCTTGGCCTCCTTCTGGTGTTCTTCCTCAATGTGTGCGGCCGCTGCGCTCACGCCTGCGGCAACGCCGGTGCGGATCGCGGTCTGCATAAGGGTCTGGCCCATGTTGGCAATACGGGTGCCCAGGGCGCCCATGTTCTCGCGGCTGTTCATTCTGCATCATCCTTTCTTCTCGGGCACCAGTCGGGGGACTGGCGGTTTCCTCTGGTGGGGATGTGGCGGGGGCCTCCGTCCTCGTAGCCCTCGGCCGTCCATCCAATGGCGCAGTCTTTCCGGGTGCCTCTCTGGCCCTCCTGGGTCTTAACGCAGTGCTCACACTCGGAGCAGTGCGGCGTGGGGCGGTCCTTGGGGCGTTTAAGCGCATCCGGCAAGGCCTGGGCCGGTTCTCCACCTATCACAGCGCGGATCTCCTCGCTGTCTTTGATCCAAAGCGGGACGCCTGCCCTTCGTGCTGCGGCTGCCAGTTCTTCCAGCCAGCCTTCTTCTGGGGTGATTTTCCCCGACCTGTGGCCGGTTTCGGCTCCGGCAATGATCCAGTCAACCTTTGCGGCGGCGTCCCCGTCTGCAATGCCCAGGGGTTTAAGCATGGGTTCATAACTCACAAAGGTGTGGTGGTATTCGCTCCACCAAAAACTGTTTTCCGGGCCCGTTATGCTGCTGCCATACCAGAAGTTCGGAAGCTCCGGCAGCTTTCCCGCTGCTGCAAGGGTCTGGTAGCGGCCTGGGTTCTTGGTCAGGAATAAGTAATTGTGCTGGGGCGCCGCCTTGCAGGCTTCAAAAACTGCCTCGATCCATTCTTCTGGAATCCAGTTCCCGAAAAGGTCCGCCATGCTGCAAACGAAAATGTTCGCAGGCTTCTTTTTCTTCGCCGGGTCTCCCAGGCGGTATTTGTGGAAGGTCGGGGCAAATCCGGCCGGGAACGGAAGAACGGCGCCGTTGTAGTTCTTAAAAGGTTGTTCCAGAATGTAAAGCCCGGCGGTTTCCGTTTTAAGCTGCTCGTTCGTCATGTTCAGGCGGGTGTTCCCGGAAAATCGGGTAGCCTGGCGGCGGGCGTAGCAGTATTCACAGCCAAAATTGCAGCCGGTGACGGGGTTCCACGAAAAATCGCACCAGTCGATGGCGCTTTTATTCATCATTGCGGATTACTCCTTTCATGACGCCATAGGAAATAAGCTCGGTCAAAAGTTCCTCTGTCTTTTTGGCCTTCTCCGCTTCCTCTGTGTGTTCTATCAACCAAGCCTTATATGCAAAATTAGCAAGCTGTGCCTTTGTGTGTATGTTGTCGGCGTGGGCGTCTGCGGCATCTGCGGCCATTTTCAATGCGTCTGCCAGGTCTTCGGCGTTGCAGTATTCCCGGTAGTATCTCTGTGTGCCGGTCTCCTGGTATCGCTCCAGGGCGCTTTCTGATTTATTTCGCCAGCGTTCTGAAAGCGTCTCAAGCTCTGCTTTCGTCATGCTTACGCCCTCCTTTGGCAAGGTCCGGATTGTCGTAAACGTTGCCCACAACTTCGTCCAGGCCTGTGATCTGGACAGAATACCATGGGCGTTCTACCGAAAAGGCCCGGAAAGCAGCCCACTTTTTGTCGTATCTCACCACGGCCAAACCGACGGGCTGGGTCGTTCTGTGGCAAATCTTCAAAATATCGCCCTCGAAAATGTCCTGGATGCGCTTGTCCCGGATGCCGGTAGCCTGCCCCACAGTTTCAGGGTTTACGCGGCCGTATTTGCTCACAACGTGCTCGCCCGGCCGAATAATACAGATTCCTCTGCTGTCAATGTTCAGGTTTCCGAAGGCCCACGCGCCGCTTTTCAGCTTTCCGCGGAAAAGAACGCGGTGCGGTAGTTTCCTGGTTTCGGGCTCGTGGCCTTCCTTTGCTGCAAGGCCGAAAAAATCAAATCCTTCCATTTAACGGTACTCCTTCCCGGTCGCCTTGTCGCGCAGCGGTATGCGTCCGATAATCTCAAAGCCTGCAAGCTCTGCCGTCTGGCGAAGAATCGGCACCAGGGCCGAAACCACAACAAGGCGGGCGGCGTCCAGCCGCTTTTCTTCCCTGCGCATATTCTCCCAGGCGGTGCCGGGTGTGGAGTCGCTGTAATGTTCGCTGTTTCTGCCCATGTCCATGCGTGGGTCCTCCTTTGGTAAAATAAACAGTTCTTTGTCTACAACTCGCAACGGCTGTGCAAACCATTCAAAAAACGGAATCTCCTTTTAATTGTAACTCACCGGCGGATATAAAAACTCCCAGATCAGCGGATGGTGTTCGGATTTTTCATCACTCATTCATCAATCACCTTTCGTCCAGATCGTAATGCTTTTTCGGAGAGCGACGCGGCCGAATTTGGCCATTTGCTGGCTGCTGTTGCCTTTCTTTTGTTTGAGACAGTAGACTTTTTTGACGGTAAAGCCAAACTGCTCGGCAAGAGAACAACTCAAAAAATCGACTGGGATGACTTCACCGCCATAACGGACATTGTCGTTGACGAACGCGACCATGGCGCCCTTTTTTGCAAACGCGGAAAAGTTCGGCATAGATAAAGGCCAGCTCTGTAAAGTATCCTTCTACCATTCGGACGATGCCGCTATTGTTCAAATCACCATGCTGTTCGCGCTTGTGTAAGGCATCCAGCACCTCACAAAAAGCAGGGTTGGAACAAAGTGTCTGATGAATCGTATGGAAACGGTCAATTTGACCGATCTCTGTATAGAAGAGCTTCAACTGTTCCAGTTTGGATCGGCTTTCAACGGTGCAGGAAAGCAATTCCTGCCGCAGCTGTTTGATCGAATCGTTATCAAGCCCGAGGTAAACAAGTTCCAGTGCATAGGTGCGGGTATAATCGTATCGGTTGCAATACGGCGGCGAGGTAATAACCCCTTTCAGAATGTTATCTGGAAGCCTGGGCAGTTCGAACAGAACGCTGTTCTGTTTGTAGGTGATCTGTGCTCTTTTGTGCGTCTGGCTGGAATGCTGGATCACCTCAAGGTCGTGAATCACATGCGATAGTTCCAATAGAACGGTATCACGGCTGTCGAGGATATTTGAACGGACTGTTTTAGCGGACAACGGCTTTTTGCCTTTCGCTGCGCGAAGCTCATTGGCATGAATCACCTTTGGGGAACGGCTGTCCCAGCCGAGATATTGGCCGCTCTTTACGGTGTAGCTGCACGGTTCCAGAGAATTGAGAATGCAGAGCCGAAGAAGATTTTTGGCATTCTCTGAATAGATACAGTGGATACGCCAGTCTTCGATGAACTGAAGGTAGCGTTCGTTGTATTCCGGGTAGGCATCCTGTGTGATGGGAATACAAGGTGTTTTCAAGGAATAGCTGTCTGGCATGTGAAGAGACTTCAGCTCTTCCAGCATGGCACGAAGTTCAGGAAGATCGTACTCCATGCAGGCAGCCTTTGCTTTTAAGGAGACGTCCGCAATGGGCATCACATCGTAGCCAATGCTGTTGATGCCCTGCATCTGGCAGACGAGCGCCGTGGTGCCGGAGCCCATGAAAGGGTCCATGACGAGATCGCCGGGGCGAGCCCCCATCTCATGGAGTAACAGCTGGACAAGATCCGCCGAAAAACCCTCTTTGTATTTTAACCAGCTATGAAGGGGCTCATTTTTGCTTAGCTGATAGCTGACGATCCGCCGGTCGAAACGATCGGTGACTTCAAGGAACGGCGTATATTTGCTCTCAAGCCTCTTTCTTTCAGTATCGTCGCACAAAAAGCCAGCCGAAAATTGTTTTTCATCCATCGTTTTTCTTCCTCCACTCTCTGTTCCAGGCAATCACCGTAGGCTTATAGTGGCCGCACGCAGTGCATACAACGCCGTGCAGGCTGCCAAGCCAGGCGACAAGCCAGGGCGTTGCGCAGCCATAGGGTTTCCCGTGGGCCAGGTAATTGCTGCCGCACTTCGGGCAGGGGTGGACGAGAACGATCTTCTTTTTCATGCGTGTTCCTCTTTCTGTTCGTTCAGGCGGAAAAGCCAGCGTTCCATTTTTGGCTCCGCGTACTCGCCGCACTCGCTCATAAACTCGTGGTAGTTCTGCGGATCTTGCTCTGTAAGGGCATCAATGGAGTTCATAACGTCGCCGATTTCCTTTTTCAGGTCCTCCCAGCACTCTTCTAAGGTCTTCGGTGTCGGGTTCTTTCCGTCAATTTTGCGGCGCAGCTTCGAGGCAGCCGCGGAAGCCTCTGCAAGCTCTTCCGCAAGCTGGCCCAGAATTTCAGGTTTCGGCAGAATGTCGGAAACCTTCTTTCTCGGGTAGATCCTGTTAAGCGTGGCCTTCACCTGTTCCTGGAGTTCCTTGTGGCACTCGCCAGGGCCCACAACATAACACCAGCTTTGCGGCGGCCTGTTAAGCTGCAAGCCATAATTCCCGCAGCAGTTCCCGTTTGCGGGTCGCTCAATGTGCATTGCGCAGCCGCCATTGTTGCACCAGCGCAGGGCGTTTTCGCAACGGAGGTGAAATGCGGCCAGGTCAAGCGGCGTTTCATACGTCTTCAACTCGGTAATGTGCCAGGCGTAGCCCTTGCCGTGTGTGTATTTCCAGATCTGGTCCCGGTCCATGCAGGCCTGGGCTTCCAGGTCGTCCGGCGCATGGTTAAGCGGGGCGATTTCATACACGCGATCACAGGTAAACTCCCCGATAACGGTTCCGTCCAGCCGCAGCAGGCTTCCGTCTGGCTCCATCCGAAATCCGGCGTTTTGTCCTTTTGTGCAGTAAATGAAGCACTTAAAGGGCTGCCCCTGGAAGTCTTTCGGAAAGTTCTTGCGGATCTCCATGGTCTTTTCTCCGCGGAAAATCTTTTGGCACCACTCTGGGTGAATGCTCAAAAGAACGGCGGTTTCTTCCATGCTCATTTCTTTTCCTCCCACGGTAGTTTCGGAAGTGGCATCCAAACGCGGACCGCCTCCGGGTTTTCTTTGGCGTACTGTAAGGACGTAGCGACCGCACAATGGGCACCGGCGTGGGCGATCAGAACGCGGCCGCAGCAGTCGCCGTCTTCCTCCTTTGGAGGCTCCTCTGCCGTGTAGCGCCAGCGCTGGGCGTCCTGGGCTGCTGCCGTCTGGGTGCTTTCCACAACACAAATAAGCTGCTCCAACTCGTTTTCCATGTCCGGGTTATACCAGCCGCCCAGGATTTCCGGGGCTAGGTCGCGGATTCTCTGGATCACGTCCTCCGCGTAGACCATACGTTTTTCGCTCATTTTGTAATCTCCTCCGGCGGCATCGGCATCCAACCCACCACGGGGCGGTCTATCTTGTTGTTGTAAACGTCGTCCGGGTTGAAGTGGCGGTATTCCCACCAGCCTTTCGGGATTTTGTAGTCGTCCCGCTCCTCGTCGTATGTTCCCCAATCGGGAAGGTCTTCCCAATACCATGCGCTATCTTGTGAAAAAACGCTCCCATCTTCATAGTGCGCTGTCGTAATACTGTATCCGTCAATATCGTTGCGGTACAAAATCAGCACTTCGGTTTCGACCTTGGGCGGGTCTGTTTCAGGGTTGCGCCATGCGGGAAAGAGGTCTTTTTCCTGCAAAGCAGGAAGCTTTTCAACCTTTTCCCGCGCCGCACGAAGGGTAAGCGCGATAACGTTCTCTGCTTCTGCCTCCCATACCGTGGTATATTCCAGGCTCTTTAACGCAGCCTCACGCCGGATGTATTCAGCCATTTTCTTTTCCTCCGAATCCTTTCCAGCCCATCGGGCTTCCATAAAGTGGGCAAAGCGGTCCTTTATTGCCCTTGTTGAATATGCAACTTTCGTAGCAGCCCACCTTCCGGTGCTTCTCGCAGTAAAGCCGAATGACTTCCGCGGCTGCCGTGGCCTCCACGTCTTCGTCCGCCCGGCTTTTGCCCTTCCCGCCTATTGTCAGCTCGTCCAGTGCATCAACAACGTGCATAACGGCTTCGGCTGCTTCACGGTAGCCTTGCAGCGCATATCCTCCGGCAGCGCCAATAAGGAGGCGCCGGAACGAATCGGTTTCAACAAATACGCTCTTGCTCATTTCTGTGCCTCCCGCGCCTTCCGAAGGCGCTTCATTTTGTAGGCAGTTTCCTGGTAGCCCTGCCAGCGTTCAGAAAACCACTGCTGCCAGGTCGCGCAGCCCGGGAAGGTCTTTCGGTTGTCGCCTTTGCCAATGGTAATGCTCGTGCAGCCAGCGGAAGCGCATTTGAGGCAAGGGCTGTCCGCCGGGCGCGGGATGTTGTCTGTGCTGCTCATTGTGTGTTCTCTCCTTTCGCCTTATTTCCGGCCCCTGCGGGCCTTCGGCGGCTCGCTGTTCATGGGCTGGTATCTGTTCTCGTTCCACTCAAGCGCCACAGGGGCCTCACAGTTCAGGCACGGCATATCAAATGCGGCGTCCTGGATATTCGTGCGGTACCGGTAAGCGCTGCCGCACTCGCACCAGATCTTGACCTGGCGCATATTTTTGAGCTCCGTTTTCCCGCCGCACTCCCGGCAATAGCACGAGGAAATCGGTGTCTTTGCGCAGAAGCCACGTTCCTGGCCGCATTTTTCGCAGCGCGCATACAGGAAGCCGGTAAACTTTGCCTCGACGGGCGGCTCCGGGGCCCTGTGGGCGCTTTCGGCTGGCTGTGCAGCTTTTGCCCTTTCCAGAATGTCCAGCCGCTGCACCGCGCGCTTTTTCTGCGGCTCTGGCTTCTGGAAAGCTTTCGGCGCAACCGGCGGCTGATCGGCTGCGCCCTTTTCGGGCTCCTCCGCAGCCTTTTCCAGCGGTTCTTCCTGTCGCTGCTGGGCGGCCGCCGTCTCCTTCTTTTTCAGCTCGCCGAGGATCTCGACGGCCAGATCGTCCAGCGTGGCCCGCTCCGCCGCCGTGTGGCCCGGGTCGCCAAATGCGGCTCCCGCCTCGTAGCGAGCCCGGCGCAAAACGCGCAGTTCTTCAACGTTGAAGGCTTCAAAACGTACTTTTTCCATGTGTTTCTCCTTAAAGCCAGGCTTCCACAATGCTGTCGTCCGGTGCTGCCGGAAGGCGGCTCATTTCAGCCGGAATTGTCTTTCGTAACTCTTCCAGGGTGTCTTCCAGGGCCATGTATTGGGTGCTCGTCGGGACGCTCATGTCCCACAGGCGGGCAACGTAGCGCCGCGGGTAGTCGTCCTGGTTTGCGGTCACGATAATAACAGGGATCGCGGCCTGCTCCGTCAGCTCCTCATAGTCGAAGCGGGCTAAATAAATATCGTCACTCATTCCAGAACTCCTTCCAGCTTTTCAATGGTTTCCAGGTAGGGCAGACCGGTGCGGCCGCCGAGGTTTACTTCCCAGGCCGGAAGAAAATCTTCCGGGGCTGCGCTCGCCATGGGTGGCGGCGTCCATGTCTGGCCGTAGGCCGTCACGGTGGGCGGCGCGCGCTTCTTCTTGGTCGTCCCCTTCTGTGCGGCCCATGCGTTCCTGGCTGCTCGCCAGAAGGGCCAGGGGACGGCAAAGAAGCGGCGAAGGCCGAAGCTAACCAGAATCATGCCCACCGCCTTGTCGGTCGTCCAGGCGTCCAGGAAGGCGGCTTGGTGCGGCTGTACTGCATCAAAATCGATCCGGCCTGTGTGCGTCTGCTTGGTCTCCACCGCAACGGGGATGCTGTTGTATCTGCCCAGGAAATCAACGCAGGATTTATGCTCCACCTTGCAGCTCTTGATCTGGCCGGTGCTGTCGCGTATCGGCAAAAACTCCGTTGGTACCTTGTAGACCACAGCTTTTCCGCTGCGGGTATACAGGTCGTTCACCTGTATAACGAAGTCCTCAAAATCACGGCCGCGGTTTGCGAATGTGTTGTAACTTCTCATGCTGCCCTCCCTGGGTTTTATTTTTCTTCTGCCACTCACAGAGGGGGCAGATGTAGGATTGCCCGCCGCCTTTTGTTATGCAGCTCACGTTCCAGCGGTTCCCACAGGTCTTACAGATCCGGTAGCACCGGCCGTTCTCTGTGCTCATTTCGCCCTCCATGATTGGCCGTCAAGCGGAACTGCAAGGCACATTTCCCGGAGGCGGTCAATCATCTTCTGGGCGTTTCGCTCACTGCACCCGGCCGGTGTCAGGCTCCGGGTAAGTTCCTCGGTGCCGCAGTTGGTCGTTACGATCACGGGCATATAGGCTTCATAGCGGGCATTTACGATGGTGAAGATCATGGATGAAGTCCACTCGGTTGCCGCCTCGCTGCCCAGGTCGTCAATAATCAGCAGCGGGGTTTCGGTGTAGAGCTTCAAAATGTCCGCCTCGTCGCCCTGGCCGTTGTAGGTCCGGCGCACGTTCGCCAGAAGGTCGATCATGGTCATGCACAGGGCCGGGGTGCCGTTTCGGATCAGCTCATTTGCAACGGCTGCGGCCAGGTGTGTTTTGCCGGTGCCATAGCCCCCCACCAAGAAAAGGCCGTTGCGCTCCCGCTGCGGGGGTACCGCTTCGCCGTCCTCCCCCTTGCCGGGAAGCATCTGTGCTTTGAACGCTGCCGCATACTCCTTGCAGGCGGTATAGGCCTTCTGGTTCTCCGGCGTCACCCGGAAGCGATCAAAGGTCCGGTTCTGGAATCGGGCGCCCATGCCGCTGTCACCCAGCAGCCGGTTTATACGCCGGTTGAAGGCTGCGGCGGCCTCTGCTGCTGCCTTTGCCTCCTCTGCGGCCTTGTTCTTGGCCTCCACTCTCTCCCAGTAGGCTTGCGCCCTGGGGCAGTTGCAGCGCTCCGGCCGCGAATCCCAGCCAAAAACGCGGGTCTTGGAAATGGCCGGAAGGAGGAAGCCTCTGTATTGCAGGGTTTTGCCGCAAAATTTACAGTGTTCCGGTGCCGGGGCCGGTTTGTCCATCTTGTAGCCGCGGCTGATTGCCTCGTCTGCCAGGATGGAAGTTTCACGCGGTGTGGAATCCTGCGAGGTCTTGGGTTGCCGGGATTGTGTCCCGCTGGCGATCATATCGCCCAGCTTTTCCATTTCTTGCTTCCTCCTTTGTCCATTTATCTGCATCCACGGCCGCGTCCAGGTCCTTCACGCCCTTGTCCCTATACCGAGCCAGAACGCCGCGGACGTATTTCCAGTTCGGGGCTTTGTTCCTCTGGGCGATTTCCATTGCGTGGATCACCACGTCGGCGCCGAAGTCCGCGACCGCCTGGGTCAGGTCTTCAAGCTCCCAGCGCGGCGGCGTTGGGTTGATGTTGTTCAAGTAAAATTGCCCGGCTCGGGCCAGTTCCGGGTCCGTTCGTGGTTCCGCTCTCTGCGGCGGCTGCGGGGCTACGACAAGCGGTTTTTGTGCCGGTGCAGGAACTTTGTTCGTTTCTGCCCTGGCGGCCTCTGCGGCCTTCTCTGCCCGCTTCCGCTCTTTGAATCTCCGTTGCCGCTCTCGTGCCGCCTCCCGGCGGGCCTCCGCTTCTATCTGGCCTGTGTTCTCGGCCCAGTCATGGAGCCGGAAGCCGTCCGGCGTATGGTCTATGTAACCGGCATCCACAAGGGCCGCCAGAAAGTCGGCCGGTTCGCCTGCCCACCCGGAAACCTCTGCGATCTCCGTTGGCGTCAATCCCACCAGGCTGCCGTCCTTTGCGTTGTTCGCGGCCCAAACCCAAAGCATTGCGAGGTGGCCGACTGCCTGGGCGACGCCTATCCCCAGCAGGCCTTTAAGGCGCAGCGTTTTCCGGTGCGTCAAGATCCCCTGTTCAATTTTTACCCCGGCCATGTCGTCCTCCATCGTGAAAAATTAACAAACGTACACTTCCGCGCCCGTAAGCCGCTGGATCTCGCGTTTCATTTCGGCTTCGTCCGAATTTTCCGCCGAAAGGTGCACCAGGTAAATTTGTTTCAGGCGCGAAAGGTCGCTGGCCTCCAAAAATTCAACCAGGTGTTGGAGGCTCATGTGGCTGTGCATCAGCCGGGCGGCGCGTACTGTCGGAAGCACGTCTTCCGCAAGGTTTTCTTGCACCCTCTCCCGGGTGTAGTTGCACTCGCCCAAAATGTGGGTAATGCCGGAAAACTTATATTTCAGGTAATAGGTATCTGTGAAATAGAGCAGCTTTTCGCCGGTTGCGGTCGATTCCAGCAGAAAGCCTTGTGAATCCGGCGCGTCGTGCTCCACATCGAAGGGCAAAACCAGGAAGGTTCCCACGGTAAACTGTTCAAGCGGCCGCGTAACGTGCAGCCTGTGGCCTTCCAGGTGGCAGGCATCAATGGTGCCCTGGCCGGTGTAAACGTCCACGCCGTAGCGCAGAAGGGCGCCTGCTGCCTTGCTGTGGTCCCCGTGGCAGTGCGTAATAAAGCAGCCTTTCAGCTCTCGCACACGGAAGCCGCAGCCTATCTGGATTGCCTTCAAGGGAATACCAGCGTCAAGCAGCAGCGGGGTTTTGCCATCGGAGATCCAATAGGCGTTGCCGCTGCTGCCGCTGGCAATGGGTCGAATTTCCACTTAAAAATCCGGTTCCGCAACGTCCCACTGTGCCGGGGCTGCCTTCCGGCCGGTGGGCTGTGCTGCGGGTGTCGCCTGGGGTTCCAGAACTTCGCCGGTGTTGGCGTCAACCCGGATCGTTTTCTTGGGCTCCGGCAGGCTGGCGGGTGCCGCAGGCTGCGGGGCGCTGGTGTCGATCAGAACGGTGTTGGCCTGCTCCTGGATCTCGGCCTCTGCCTGGATCTCTGCATAGGCAACTTCTCTGGCCTTCATCACGCGGTAATCTTCATCCAGCTTTTCAGGGTCGCGGACAATGTGCTTTGCACTGAAAACCTCGCGGATCAGGGTCTTGCGGCACATTTCATCCAGCCAGCCTTCCACGGTGGTGTCTTCCTTCTTGCCGGTTTCCTTGTTGTAAACCTGTTTCGTGCCTCCCCAGAACTCGGCACTTGCATACTTGGGCATACGCTTCCGAATGGCAGCCTTGGGCATAATAATGAGCTCGTTCTGGGTCGGGTCGTCATATTCAAGGTAGCCAAAGCCGCCCACAATGTCGCCGCGGTCAAAGGGGTTCACGACCTCGAACTCGTAGGAAGCGACCGGGTGGCGGCTGTCCTTCGGGTGCGGGGTGAACTTGTCGTTGCTATAAACAAGCTCGACCGTGTCCGACTTGGGCGGGCGCTGCGCATATTTCAGGGCAACATAGCGGATGCCGTTATAACCGGGCATCAGGGTCACGTCATACAGATTCGTTCTGTTGTTCTTGTAGGGAATCGGGAACAACATATTTTCGCACTGCATATCCAGGCCCATGCGGGCGTAGCGCACCAGGTCCATTGCCAGGTCTTGGAGGTTGACGAACTTCCACGTTACGGGGAGGGTTTCATCATACTTGTGGTCACGGTTCTTCGCGTTCTTCGCCACGCGGTTTTCCTCCGCCGTAGCCAGGGCGCGGTCGATCTGAATAAAATAGCCCTGGATAAGGCGGCGCTGGAAGTCCGTTACTTCCACCTGGCTGCCGGTGCTGTTGGCGAACTGGGCCAGCACCTTTTTTGTGAAGCGGGTGCCGATGCTCTCGGTGACGGTTTCTGCCACTGCGTTTTCGGCTGCGGGGGTCATTGCTGCGTTGTTCTCTGCGTTCATGTGTGTTCCTCCATTTTTTTATTTCTTGCTGGCCGCGTAGAAGTCTACGGGCGGAAGCTTTACGGATTTTGCAAGCTCGTCCGCCATCTGTGCGGCCGCCGGGTCCTGCTTTGCCAGGCTGGCGGCGATGTGGCGGTGGAGCATAATCAACATGGCGGTGTCCGCCATCGGGTAAGGCCCCAGGGCTTCCGCAATACAGTTGAAGTAGTGCGCAAAGCCTTCCAGCAGCACCCGCAGGCCTTCTTCCGGCTTGTGCTGCTCCATGGTCAGCTCAACAGCCCGGGGCAGATACAGCGAAGTTTCCGGGGCTGCCTTGGGCTCCTCCGGCTTCTTCCAGGGCGGGTGGAACGGAAAGTTATTTTTCATGTGTGTTCTCCTCTTTGTCGTTCAGGACGTCAAAAACCGTTACCTGGTTCGGGTCCGGCATTTCTCGAAGGGCTTTCATGCGGCAAACGTGGCCGATGCCGTTTCTTACGCCCTCTTTGCTGGTCAGCAGGCCACCGCAGCGGCGGCAGCGGCAGGCCTGGATCATAAACGTGCCGGGCTCCCGGTCCTTGTCTGGGGCGCTCATTTCTTCCCTCCCGGAATCGGAATCACAATCGTGGCGGTGTGCCGCAAAATGTCGTCTTCCAGCTCCGGGCCGTTCGCGGGAAGAACGCCGCGGATGCCGTCGTGAACAGACTTCATTGCCGCAAGGAAAATGGGCGCATCCGTGCCCGGAAAGGTCTTGATAAGGTTCTTGAACTGCTGGCCGTAGAAATTCAAGCCCTGCTGCATCGTGCTTTCGGCTGATTCGGCCCCTTCCTCGTAAACCTTCCGCATAAAAGATTCGTTCATTTGTCTACCTCCACGCGCAGGCTTTCGTCTTCTGCGCTCACGACCAGGCGGATCACCTGGGAATCAACAGGGAGAAGCTCGGTCACGCTCTCGGCGTTGTCTACCACAATCGGCAGCCGGACGCCGTAATGGTGGGAAAGCGTGGCGATAATTTCCAGGCCAGCGTTTACCACAGCCGCCTTGTTGGCGGTGGAATACGGCACCATGGCGCCGCCCTCACCGGGCACCAGAACTTCGCAGCAGTCAGCAAGGCCGCCGTTCGTCTGCTCCCGGAAAAGTTGGAAGCTCACTGACTTAAACTTGCTGTTGATCCGCTCGGTCAGCAGAGCCACTTTGGTTTTTACGAAGACTTCACAGAGGTAAACGCCCTGTTCGGTCTTCTCGTACTCGGCAGCCAGGCTCTTTTCCTCGGCTTCAAGTTCCGCAATGCGCTGGCGCTGGCGTTCTGCGGCCGCCGTCTGGCTCTGCATATAGCGGATCTGGCGGCAGTTGTTCATGGCTGCCTGCTGGCGCTCGTTCACTTCACGAAGGGCCGCGCTCTGCTTCTGCTCGGCTGCCTCGATCTGGCCGGAAATTGTCTGGATGGTCTTCGCAATGGCCTGGCCGCGCTCGGTTTCGGAGAAATCCGGGCGGGGCGGCTCCGCCTTGATGGCCTCTATGCGGGCGGAATAAATTTCATCGGCGCGGGCCTCGGCCGCTGTCGCCTTTTCTTCGAGGGCCGCAATGTCCTGTTCAAGCTGGGCAATAGTTTCCTTGCTGGCTTCTTTTTTGCCCTTGGCGTTGATGGCTTCCAGCTTGGCGGACCGGCGCTGGAGGAAGTCTGCGCGGAGCTCCTCCACCTTTTCCTCCGGCAATGCCTGGCCGCAGGTCGGGCAGATCTCGCGGTGCTCGTTCCAGGTTTCGGCCGCCGCTTCCTTGTACTCGTCCAGAATTTCGGCCCGGCGGACCTTCATGTGTTCCAGGTCCGCTTTTTTGCGCCGGGCGTCCGCGGTAGCGTTGGCGGCCTCTGTCTTGGCCTCCAAAAGCTCGTTTTCCGCCTTTTCCTGGGCCTTGCGGTACTCGGCCCCGGCCTCGCTGCCCTCCTCAATGTACGCGGCTTTTGCTGCTGCGTAGTCCGCCTTGGCGTTTGCCAGGGAACTGCGGAGCTCGGAAGTGTCACCGGCCAGAATCGCCCGCTTCTCCTCGGCGATCTTGGCCTCCTCGGCCTCTGCTGCGGTCAGCTTGTCCGCCAGGTCTTCGGCCGCCGGGAGGTCCTTGTCGATGGCACGGGTCGCCTCGTCAATGCGGTTCGGAATGGCTTCGATCTTCTTGTTTAGGTCCGTTTTCTTGGCGGCCGCAATTTTGCGGTACTCGTCCACCTTATAAAGTTTGGTCGCGCTGCCGGGCATTTTAAGGAACTCGGTCAGCTCTTTGAGCTCCGGGGTGCTGTCGATCACGTCAGCGTCGGAAACGTCGCCGCAAATGTCCAAAAGGATTTCCCGGCGCTTCTGCCAGTCCATAACGGATGGGAAGTAGTCGGGCATGGTCAGCAGCTTCATGGTTTCCTCGCCGCCGCAATACTCCTGGACGGCCGCCGTGTACTCTTTTTCTTTGCAGGGAACGCCGTTGATCTGGTAGTCAATGGTATTCCCGGAATACTCCTCGGCTGCACTGCCGCGCTTGCGCTTCCAAACCTCGTGGAAGGTCTTTTTCAGGATCACGGTCTGGCCGTCGTCCAGCCGGAAGGTGCCGGTTGCGCTGTGTTCCAGGTTGTGCAAGTCGCCGTTGGGGCCCTTCGTCTTGGGGTCCCAGTTCTTTGCCCATGTGCTCGGCTTGCCGAAAAGCAGCCAGGTGATGGCGTTGAAGATGGTGGTCTTGCCGCTGGCGTTCCGGCCGTAAATGCTGGCGCTGTGGCCGTCCAGCTGGATTTCTTCATGCTTCAAGCCCTGGAAGTTTTCAAGGCTCAACGTCAAAAGCTCCATTGTGTGTCCTCCTTGATTTTGCGTAAAAAACGTGATAAACTGTTGGTGTGTGTTCTGGGGTCGTCAATTTTTGGCGGCCCTTCTCTTTATTGTCCAGGCTGAAAACGCGGCCTCGCGGATGTACTCCGCGGCAAGCTGCGCCATATAGCCGGGCTGCTCTCTGCATCCGTCATACCCGCAGAACTCTGCGATATGGCGGATTTTTCTTTTGGCCTTCTCCCAGGCTTCCGACCATACGGAATCGCTCACAGGGTGGCCGAGAATCGCGCTGGTGCGCTCTCTGGTTTCTTCTTCGCTCATAAGCCGCACCGCTGCATGAAATAGCTGCGAGGAACGCGGCCCCGGGGCACTTCGTATCCCTTGGCGCGGAGCTCGTTGTTAAACTTCTGGATGGTATGGTAGGCGGTAGACTTGGAAACGCTCAAGATCTCCATTGCCTCGTCCACGCGCACCATTTTGGAAGGCTCCCGGGTGCTTTTCTTACTTCTTGCCATTGCAGACCTCTCCTTTCAGATTCTTCTTGATCCAAAGTTGCATTGCCTCCGCTGTGCTGGCAACGTTCTTCATGTAGGCCAGGATCTCGCCCATCTGCACATCCTCGCCGGGGTCCACGCGGCCGTCCCGGGCAATAGAAATAATGGCGGCGCTGACCTTGTCTGCGCCCTGCAATGCGGCAAGTGCCTGCATCATAACGCGGTCAAACTCCTGCAAGGCGCAGGGCTTCACGTTCTGGCGGCCAATCGGGCAGCACGTCGAACAATAGAAATTCAAAAGCTGCGGGGCGTCGTAGGCATCGGCCAGAAGCATAACTTCTTCCGGGTATGGGGTGATGCTGTCCAGCTCTATGCGGGCCAGGCGGGTGCGGTCAATGCCCGTTTCGTCTGCTGCACCTTCGCGGCTGCTGAATCGGTCGTTGACCTTCGCAGCCTCCATTCGTGCCAAATAGAAAGGGCTGTTTGCCGCTTTCGTGGCGGGTTTGCTCATGTGTTCCAACCTCTTTTCGTGGTAAAATTTAAGTAGCGGGCCAGTTCTTCGGGGCGAATAGGCGGCCTTCTTGCCGGGCAAGCGCCCGAAGGTCCTCTTTAGCCTTTCTTACGCCCACGGTGTTGTCCCAGGCGTAATAGTTGCCGTCCGGGGCCAGAATGTGCCGTTTACATTTGCCGTTGCATCGGTCAATAATGGCCTGGTAGCTGAAATAGTTCTGCTTGGCAGCCTGGCGGGCACTGGAATAACATTCCAGCAACTCGCCGGTGGCGCTGAACTTCAGCACCGGCCGCCTCTGCGCTCTCCGCCCGGCGGTCCCGCTCGTCCCGGATGTCCTGGGCAACGTGCTTGGCGAATACCCCTGCAAAGGTGTCCGCTACTTTCTGCGGATCTGCGCTGTCCTTGGCCGAGGCGGCAATCAGGCCGGAAGTTGCGCGAAGCAAAAACACGATTGTGTCGTATGGGCTTTCTGCAACGTTGCCGGTCATTTCAAAAGAAATGCTGTCGCCTCCCTTGTCTACAATGCGGATGCTATCAAATTCTTTCATGCGTATTCCTCCGGGGCCCCTCTGGACCTCCAAACGCCATAGGTCAAAGGCTCAAGGCCTGCGGCCCGGCGCTGCTCGTTGTATTTCCTCAAGGTTTCCAGGTCGTCGTCCAGGCTTCGCGGCTTCGGCCGTGCGGCCTCCTCGGCTCTCCTGGTCTCGTTCGCCCTGCGAACGGATTCCCGGTTATGGCCCACACGGCAGGCAGCGCAGCGCTTTGTATTGCTCGGCACATCAACCATAACCGTGCCGCAGTCTGCACATTTCACCGTTGTGTGAAACATGTTCACCCCGCCTTCCGCTTCGTACTTGGCTTTACGGTGCCCTTCTGGGCCTTGTGGATCTTGCGCTGCTTCTCCTCCATGTCCTGCACTGCAAAGCTCACACGGGCCAGCAGCACAGCCAGAAGCAGGAAGCCCAGGGAAACCATAAACGTGCCGGTGTTGGTTTCGCCGGTCGTTTCAAAGTTTCCGGCAAAGCCCAGGCCAAAGAACAGGCCCAGGCCGCCACACACGACCGCGATCTTCTGCAAGGTAATGGACTTAATTTTCATTTTGCTTCCTCCTGTGGTCTTATGGTCACACCCTCCGGGTCAACGGTAATCACCGCGCCCAGCCCGGCGGCCAGCTTCATAACGGTGCCAAACCGGGCCCGTTCAAGTTCTGCGCCCGGCCTGGTCAGTTTGAAAACTGCCCCCATGGAAAGCCCTGCGGCTTCGCACAGCTTCGTCATGGAAAGGCCGCGCAGTATGCGGAGCTCGTCAATCGTCATTTTCCGAGCCTCCAATGTTTCCAAGCGCACCCATCAGACGCAGCGCATCAACCTGAGCTTTTCGGTACTCGCGGAAGCGCTTTGCGCTGTTGGCTGCACCAGCGGGGACGGAATTTTCAACCTCTGTCGCCATCCGATCCGCGTAGAAAAGCGCTTCTTTGGCGGCTTCGTCGGCCTGCTTCCGCAGCATAATGGTAAGTTCTGCGGCAACGTTGTCCGGGAGGATCTTTTCCTTTGCCTTTTCCAGGGCGATTTTGTCTTCTGCGGCCTCTTTCCGCGCCTGTGCCTCCATCTGATGGGCCTTCTGTACTTCGGCTTCAAGCTCTGCAACGCGCTTTATACTGTCGTTCAGCTTGCCGATCAGGCCTTCACGGGTTTCTTCATGGGCCTTTTTCTCGGATTCCCAGCGGCCCTTCATGCTGACTGCAAAATCGTTGTCGATGTTCTCCTCGGCGTCCTCCACGCAGCCTTCAAAGGCCATTGCGCAATAGCTGTTCTCGCCCAGGCCTTCCAGAATCCCCTTTATCTCGTTCAAGAAGGCCCGTTCCGTGTCCTTGGGAACCCCGGCGTTCTTCTGGATCAAGGTCGTTGTGAAGGTTGTTTTCCCGGAAGCGTCGAACTGCAACGCGAAATTAAAACCCTTGTTGCTCGCCCGCTCCTGGCTGATCTCGTAGATCTTCGTCTTGTGAACGGTTCCGTTCGGGAGCGTTGCGCAAATTTCGTACAAATTCATGTGTGTTCCTCCTCTCGCTCGTCCTTAATGTTTGCTAGTTGTGAATTTTGTCGGCAAAAAAATTTCGCCAATCTCCACATCAAGGAACCGAGCGATCTTATTTGCTACCTCTGCGGGAACTCCCCGCAGCCCGGTTTCGTACTGGCAATACGTCGAGGCGCCAATTCCTACGCCCTTTGCCACCTGTTCCTGCGTGAAGCCCTTTGCCTTGCGGACTTCCTCGATGGTTCGGTTCATCTTTTCACCTCCAACTATTTTTCGTTTCAGTTCACAGATTGTGAACTTCACAACCCGATTATAACTTTGCAAACTGTGAATGTCAAGAGAAAATTTCTCTTTTTGTGAACTTTTCTTTCTGCCGGAAAAGTATGTGCTATAATGTTCTCATAGTGAGAAGGGGGGAGAAAATCACGTCTACGAAAATCGGCGCACAAATCAGGCAGCTACGGCTTTCTGCGGGAATGACGCAGCGCGATCTAGCGCAGCGAATCAACGTCGGGAACACAACGCTCTCCCAGTACGAGAGCGGTGCACGCGTACCGAGCGACGAGGTCAAAATAAAAATTGCCTCAGTCTTCGGTGTTTCCGTTGATTACCTTCTCGGGGCGTCAAGCGAACGCAATTCGGCAGAAAAGGCGCCTTATTCCGCAGCGGTCGCCCAGCGCCCGGTGGAGGCCGCAATCGCCGGGGAACTCGGTTCCCTGTCTGATCGGCAGCTCGACCGGCTCTTTGGATATATTCAGGCGTTGAAGGAACTGCCGGAAGGCGCCGCATCGCAGAACACGTCCATTGTGGAGAAGAACGCCTCAAGCGAGAACTCCTCCGCTGCGGGCTGATTTGGTTTTGGAAGTGAAAGGGCAAGCCGCCCAGGGAGGAAAACATGAACACGCTAAAACGAATCTTGAAGGGCATTCTGAAATTTTGCGGAATCTGCCTTTTAATCTTTCTCGCCATGTGTGCTTATAGCATCATCAAGTACAGCGGCAAATATCGCAACAAGGCGGCCGCATCTTCGGTTTCTGTCGCTTCAAGCGTTGCGGCTTCCGAAAGCGTTTCTGGTTCCGCCGTCGCTGCCGCTTCCGAATCCTCGGAAAGTATCGCCGCCTCTCTTTCCGCTGCCGTATCGGAAGCGGAGCCCTTCATGCTCGACGCAAGCGTCCTCACAACAAGCCGCACCGGCCGACAGGTCGAAGCGCCGGGGCTTTCACTGTCCTATGGTGAAATCGAGAGCCTTACCGTTGGCGGCGCCTGCGACGGTCAGATCGTGGTGAAGGTTCAGGCCTTCCCGGTCAGCAATTCGGAAAGCCGGGCCTTTGAATCCGTCCAGGATCTAGTCTTGAACCACGGCTTTGATGCTTGCAAGGCCATTGATTACTGGGTCGTGAATCCAGCCAGCGGCAACAAGTTTTTGAGCTTCTCGCTCGATTCCGCTCTCATTTCCAAAATTGCTTCTGGCTCCATCGGTGCCGAAGAAATGGCGGGCGAAGTTTCCGACCTCTTGGTTGATAGCTCCGTCGTGCAGTAAAAAGCAACGCCCACCAGACCGTCGGAAAGCGGCCTTGTGGGCGTTTTGTTTTTCTTTGTCTAGTTTTCCGCATCGGTTTGTAAAAGGCCGCGACAGGGCTTCCCTGGGGCTTCTGGCGTCGTTCTGGCAAGTTACCGGCAAGTTAAACGGCCGCCCTGGGCGTTATTCGCGCGCCGCGCGTTTTTTCTCGCGCTATTGCACGCTTTGCGCGCATTCAATCACAAAAACAGACCAATTCCGCACGTTTTGCGCGTTTTCAATCACAAAAAAGGGGCATTTTCGCGCGTTTTCCGGCATCAAGTTCAACTTTTCAGATTGCACGGGTTGAACTCATTTTCCGGGCTGCTGTCAAGTTGTAAGCAACTGCCGGACCATTTTCGGCACGTCACGAAAAAGGTCTGCGCCATGTCTTCGTGGCGCCGCGCAAACGTCCGCCTCTCAATCTAACCCATAAGCTATATATTATATTATTAAGCTATATCTAAGATAATAATATCTAAGATTAAGTTATATAGACTAGATATACAGGGATGTAAGATAGGGGTTGTTAGGGGGAAGAATACGGCAATTTAGGCCGTTGAAAACCGTGTTGAAAGCATTGCTTTTTGTCGTTGTTCCGTTTTGTTTTGGCTGTTGAAAACTGCATTTTCGGGGCGGTAACGCGTTGCCAACGCGTTACCGGGTGCGTTTGTTGAAAACTTGTTGAATCTTTTTCTTTCGCTTATTCGTCAGTTTTTCAAAATGCTGCCCAGTGAAGAAAATTCACTTTCAACATGAAACTTGCGTTTTCAACTTTTTATCGGTAACGCGTTTGCAACGCGTTACCTGCGTTACTTGTTGAAAACTATGTTAAAAGCTGTTGAAAAGCAGCAAATGGAGGGTTGCTCATGCCTGCATACAAGAATCAAAAAACGGGTGAATGGTATTGCATCTTCCGTGTTACGGACTGGACCGGCAAACGGAAGCAAATAAAGAAAAGCTGCTTTGCCCGCCGGGCGGATGCCCTGGCCTATGAACGCGAATATCTGGCGAAAAGCTCACGCACCACCAAAATGAAATTCGGCTCCCTGGTGGAGCTCTACATGGCGGACGCAAAAACCAGGCTCCGGCCCACCACCTACGAAATGAAACAATGGATCTTTGAAACGAAGATCCTTCCCTACTTCAAGGATCAGCTGGTGGATGAAGTGTCCGTTTCGTCCATTCGTGCCTGGCAAAATCACCTGATCGACGCCAGGGACAAGAACGGGAAGCCGTACTCTGCCACCTACCTGAAAACCATCAACAACCAAATGAGCGCCCTGTTCCGGTTCGCCGGGAAGTATTACGGCCTGAAAGAAAACCCCGTTTCCCTGGCCGGGTCCATGGGCAAAAGCAGCGCCGAAGAAATGCAGTTCTGGACACTGGAAGAATTTCAGAAGTTCATTGCCGGAATGTCAGATCCTACGGCATACGCCGCGTTCAATATCCTGTTTTGGACGGGTATGCGGGAAGGCGAACTGCTGGCCCTCACCCTGGCGGATGTAGATTTTGAACGGAAGGGAATTTTTGTGCGGCACTCCTACGCCCGCCTGAATGGCGAAGATGTTATTTCAGATCCGAAAACCCGCCGTTCCAAACGGTTCATTACGGTGCCGGACTTCCTGCTGGAAATCATTCGGGACTACGCTGCCAAGCTCTACGAATACCAGCCGGAAGAACGCCTGTTTGAATGTACCAAATACTGGCTAAAGGAACAGTTAGAGCGCTGCTGCCAGCGCACCGGCGTGAAGGTCATTCGGGTGCACGATATACGGCACTCCCATGCCTCCCTGCTTATCAACATGGGCACGGACGCCCTTCTGGTACAGCAGCGCCTTGGGCATGAAAAGGTTTCGACCACGCTTGGCACCTATGCCCACCTGTACCCAGATCGGACAAACAACGTCGCGGATCGGCTGGAAGCTCTGGCCTTCCCAGGGGAAAAGAAACCGTGATACTGGTTTGATTCTGCCCGGGGTGTTACTTTTCTGTTACTTTGGGCGCAAAAAAGCCCCGCCTTCAAGCGAAAATTCTTGAAAGCGAGGCCATTTTTATACGTTGTTGTGTTCTATTTTGCAGAGGTCTAAAAAAACGGAAGGCAAATTTTCATTACTCGAGCTCGATGGTGGCAGTTATCTTCTGTTCGCATAGGCTGTTTTCTATTCTTTCCAGTGCTTGTATTTCCTGCATTTCCTTGGTTCTTGCTGGCTTCTGGGTGCTTTTGTTACTCGGATGTTACTTCGGTGTTACTTTCGGGCTCCACCAAACCCAGTTCCGCAAGGTAGCGGTTCACGGCCTCATTGATGAAGTCGCTGCGGCTCATGCGGCCGCTCTCAACATTCTTTTCGTGGTCGTCAATGTAGTTGTCGATAATGTCCAGGGTGCCGGTGGGGAGGTGTACCGTTGTCGGCACTCTCCGGCTGGCTCCCTTCATAGGCCTTCCGTATGGCATTTTATTCCCTCCTGTTACTTGTTGCGGTGGTTCTCTGCTGCTGCGGCCAGAACGTCCAGATCTTGCCGCAGCCCAGGGGCCAGGGCATCCACCCAGCGCGCCGGGATGGCTGAAAAACCAAACCAGGCGCCTGCCAGGCCGCCGGTAATAGCCGCGTTGGTGTCGGTATCGCCGCCCAGGTTTGCGGCCGCACAGACGGCCTCCTCGAAGGTCTGGGCGTGTGCAAGGCAGCTCACGGCGGTGCACATACTGTCCACCACATAGCCGCCCGCTGCATACGTCGTGGGCTTCTCCACGGAAGCGTCGTAAAACGTCCCCTTCAAGCACTCGTGCAGGAAGTCGGCCACGTTGCCGTCCTGGTACTTACTAACTGATTCTGTAAGTAAATATACCATTCTCGTGTACAGAATGCAAGCCTCCGTGGACTTGTCGCCGCGGTGGGTCATTTCCGCAAATGCCATGGCCTGCATTTCTGCGCTGTTCTTCATTCTGCAATAAAGGCCAGGGTATACGGTGCGCATCAGAGCGCCGTTGCCCTCCACCGGGCGGCCGCCGTCCCGCCGGGTCTGCCGCGCCGCTTCCTCCCAGTCCGCGGCCGTGGGAACGCCCTGCCAGCGAATACGGCCCAGCTGCTTTGCAACGGCAATGCTATGGGAGCAGGCGCCGCCAATGTCCTTTGGCTTGCTGTCAGCCCATGCAATAAACTGCTGTCCCACAGAAGCGACCAGATCCAGGCCGTTGTCCCCTTCCAGGGCATCCAGGATGCCGCGGGCAACGCAAAGGGTCATTTGCGTGTCGTCCGTCACCTCGCCGGGCTTCAAGTTCAGCCAGCCGCCGCCGATCATGTCGGTAACGCGGCCGTATATGTCGCAGATCTGCCGGTCGCTCATAAATTCCAGGGGGCCGCCCAGGGCGTCGCCAACGGCCACGCCATACAAGGCACCGCGGATTCGGTCAAGCTGCTTTTCGTTGATCTTCTTCATTTCTGTTCCTCCTGTCCAGGCATCCGGCCCGTAACCACTCGGCCGTTTTTGTCCAAAAGCGTGTAGCCGCACAACTGTGCGAAGATTTTCGCTGCCTCCTCCGGCTCGTACAGAAGCACCGTCGAAAGGTCTTCCACCGGGTACTCCTCTGGCACCTTCACCACCTGGGCGTAAAAGCTGCCGCCCATGCCCAGGTCGAAGAGCTCCCGGATTATGTCGTTCTGGTCGATTTTCTGCTTCTTGTTCTTTCCGTCAAAGCAGAAGGCCGCTCCTTCCGGTACGTTCTCGACCAGTTTCAAATGATCGCCTATCATGTGCCCAACTCCTTACACATGAACCGCAGGGTTGAAGCCCTGGGCCTTTATGTTCTTCGCCCAGGCCGTCACCATGGCGGAAAGATCCTTTTTCATGGCCGGGTAATATTTCGTTGGCTTCCCGTCCACGAAGTCTTTGTAAACTTCCCAATAGCGGCCGATGTAGTCGTTCTGGTAGGTCAGCGGCTCAACGGTACCGGCTTCCCGGTCAACGCCCATGGTCACATCCGGGTCCCGCATAAGGTCGCCGTTCTGCTCCCCATAGTGGGCCACGGAATACACCGGGCGGCCCTCGTGGTCATTGTAGCCCAGGGCCTCGATGCACAGATCCATATAGCCCGGGGCCGTGAACTTCAAGGCCTTTTCTTCGGTGCCGTCCACGGCATCGAAGAAAGGCGCCAGGGTCTTGTAAATCGTTTTTGCGCTCATGCCTTTTCCTCCCGCTCCATCAAAATTTCTGAATCGTGCGCCACCTTCCGCAGCGCGGTGAGAACCTCCGCAAGCTGGTTTAGTGTGGTCGCGTAATTTGCCACCTCGCCAGCCCAGGCCACATAGTCGTCGCCCTCGGAAAGCAGTCGAATTGATTTCGCCAGGTGCTCCGCTTCAAGTTCCGCCATAACGATCTGGCCGTTCAACTGCTGGTTGAAAAATTTAACTTTGTCCATGCTCTGAGCTCCTCTCTGCGGCATGACCCGCGCAGCCTTGCCCTGGGCCGCCGTCAGCCGCATTTCACTTTTTGTTGTGCAGCTCCTCGATTTCGTCAAGGATTGCCAGCTTAACGTCCAGATCGTCGATTACCTCCTGGCAGTGCCCGGCAATGTCGTGCGCCTGGCCTTCAAGTGCCTTTTCCTGCATCTGGCGGTGCTTCTCCTTGTCCGTGCGGATTCCCTTGCGCGCCCATCCCAATATTTCAAGATACGTCATGTAAAAACCTTCTTTCTGCGGCGGTTCCCGCGACCTTGCCCGGCTGGCTGCCGGGTGGTTTCGGCCCTTCCGGGGCCATCATCAGGCGGGGGCTATTCAGGGCGAATATTCCACGCTTCAATAGTCCGTTGCCTGCCCAATTCCCCGCGATGTTCATAAAAATCACGGGTAAATGTGATATTGCATTTCGGACATCTAATCCGAATGCCCTCAGTATTAGATTCAGTAATGGTTATGTGCTTCTGCCCGCAGAACGGGCACGGTTTCAGCGTTTCCTTTTTCATCGTTCAGCCCTCCTTAGGCTTATTCCTTTGCGCTCACGCGTCCTTCACTTCCACGCTCTTAATGCTGTTCTCAACATAACCGCGGCCGCGGAGGTGCTCGCAGCTCCAGCAGAAGCCAATTCCGCGTTCTCTCAGAAAATAACCTGCCTGGGTGTTGTCCTTTCCGCTAAAGGCGGATTGAAGCGCCCAGGCCTGGGCGTCCTCCACCAGGATCATTGCGCAGGCCTCGCTGCGCTCGCCGTTCTGGATAGTGTCGTAGGTGAAAATAACATTCTTCATGGTTCAGTCCTCCTCTGGTGCAATAAAACGCGGCTGCGGCTCAATGCCGCGGGCCTTACAATATGCGGAAGCCTCTTTCTTTGCCTTGCAGCTGTAAACCAGCTTGCCTTCCGGGAGGTCGCCGCTCTGGCATCGGTGCGAATACTCGTGCACTTCCCAACGTGATTCCATCGAGCCGCTGCCGAAGTAGTGCCGCCTTTCCATGGTGTAGATCATCGCGCCGCCCTCCTTAGTGTACCTTAATCAGTGTCCCGCTGTTCAGAATGTACCATTCTTCACCGTTCTTCACGGTCGTCTTGCAGCCCTGTGCTTTAAGCAGCATCCGCATCTTTGCCAGCTGCTTTTCGGTGCACTGCATCCAGAAGAACCCTGCATAATTGAACCACTCGTTGCTCTGGATGTTCACGGAACGGGCATTCTCAAAAATGCGGTTGAAGGTACTGGTTTTCATGGTTTAGCCCTCCTTGCCTTCGGCTTTCTGCTCAATTTCGAGCAGCTCGTTGTAAATTCTTTCGGCCTCGTCGCCGGTCAAGTTGAACTGTTCGATCAGGTCGGAAATTGCATCGGACCGCCAACCGCCTTCGTACAGGGACGCCGCAGAATACTGGGTGTCGTATTCCTCCCGGCCGCCGCAGCGGAGGTCGTCGCGCCAGTTCTCGTAATCGGTCTCTGTCATGTTCAGCATCATGGATGTGTCCTCCCCTCTCATGCCTGGAACGCCGGGCACACAGCGCCGCGGAAACGGGTGAGCCGGATTGCGTGGTTCAGTTCCTTTTCGCTCATGCAAGCGGCAGGAATCTTGCTCACAAAGCCAATCGCCCACCAAAGGCCCTGCACCGTCTGGCGGTCCAGAACGGCCCGGCGCTCTGCGTCGGTCTTGGCGGCGTTGTACCGCTTCAAGGTGCTTTCGCAGCTTGCAATGAAGTTGGCCGGAATGTTAATGGAAAGTGCGTTCATTGTTTTGTCCTCCTGTTGTTGTGTGCTGCTGTTCTCTACGCCTTCATTATAAACCGCTTCGGTTTATAAGTCAAGAGGGAATTTTGCGAAACAAGATTATTTTTAGGCAAAAAGAAAAAGCCCCCGCTTCCAGCGTACTGCCAGAAGTGGGGGCTTTCATGTGCTTTTAGGTGGGATTCATGCGAGTGTTACTGCTGCGCAGCCTTGGCCGCCTTGTTAAGGTCAATCTGGGCCTGGATGCGGGTAGTCAGATACCCCACGGTATCGTCGCCGGAAATCTCCTTGATGTAGTCCAGCGCGTCCTTGCTCAAACTCTTAATTGCTGCGGAAATGGCACCGTTCAGGGCCTTGGCCTGGGCGTCCTTGTCGAAAGATCCGGACGCTTTCAGGTCGTTTACATAGGTCTGGTTCATGGCTGCCACAGCGTTTGCCACGGCATCGGTGATCTCGCGGCATACGCGCTGGATGGTTTCGTTCTTCACCTTCTCGGCCGTGGAGGCGTCAATGGCGGCAGCGGCCTTGTGGATGTACGCGGTCACAAGGGGGGAACAGATGGTCAGGGCGGCAAAAAGAAGCTGGGTCAAAATCTCTTTCATGGTGTACTCCTTTCAAATTTAACGAATAACAGAAAGCCCAGCCCTCTGGATGATGGCCGGGTAGTTCTTATAGGCGTGGTTCAGGTCCACATTGCCGGTAATGCCGGGGATGATGCCCTCGCTGGTATACTGCCAGATGCCATGCTTGCGGGTGGGGCGCTTGCCGCGGTAGTCCGCGATCCACAGGTCAAAGGCTTTCAGGGCATCCATGTCCAGCTCCGTGTTTGCGTAGCTGGTATAGGTGTAGACCATGGCGTAAAGGCCCCAGGCCTCGATCTGCTTGGCTGCGCCCGCCACCAGGGCGGACAGTTCCTTGGCGGGGATGGGTTTCAGCTTGTTGTCCTCCACGTCTACCGCAATCGGCAGCTGGAAGGTTTTGCCCTTCAAGGCCTGCTTCACTTTTACCAGCTCAACGGCCCGGGCGGCCTCGTTCTGGGCATAGGTGTAATAGTAGGCGCCCACCGGGATGCCCAGGCGGACGCACTCGGCATAGTTGCGCTCAAACTGGGGGTCAATGTAGACGCCGCCGAAGCTCTTGTTGGTGGAAACGGTTTTCAGGATCGCGCCGTCAACCTTCCCGCTGCGCTTCACGGCGTCCCAGTCGATGGTCCCCTGCCACCGGCTGGCGTCCAGGTATCTGTAAATCATTTTTTGGTTCCTTTCGTCTAAGTGTCCGGCCTTTCGTCTAAAACAAGGCTCATTTTAGACGAAAGCCTTAAAGAAAGTCGTGCTTTTCCAGGCGGTCGTCATAGCAGCGCTCAATATTCGCAATAGCATGGGTGCACTTGTTGTTTTTATACTCCTCGTGCGTCCTGCAATACGTTCTGTAAACGTCTATGATGCCTAAAATCTCGTCGAAGTCCTCTTGGGTGTGGTCGATGCCGCGGACCAACTCATTGTTAAACCGAAGAATCCGGCTCCGCAGAAGGTCCGCGTTGCGTTCATCGTCCATTCGGATGTGCTTGTCCAGAAGGCGCCGGGTTTCCTCCTGGTACTTCTTAACCTCCGACCATTTTTCGTCCTGGCTCTTTTGCGCTGCCTCCATCTTTTCGGAAAGTTCCGCGGTCAGGGCGCGGGCAATGGCCTGTACAATGGTCTTCCACGGGTTGATCTCGATTTTCTTCACCTGGAAAATTTTAGTGACCGCCAGAAGCCCGGCGGCCACGAATCCGGCTGCTGCAAGTAAATCTTGGGTGCTCATGTTCCCTTCTTTCTGCACTTGTGCGCCACTATAAAAAGGCAGCAATCATAGGCCACCACCTCCTTTCCTGCTGCTTCCATCAAAGCGAAAACGGGAGCTCGTCTGCGCCCAAAAGTTGGCCGATCTGGCCGTCCACGTTGGCGATCTGCTCCTCTGCGCATACCGCGCCAACCTGGGCCAGAGCTTCTGCCTGGGTGTGGATGATCTCGTTCTGCTTGCTCACAATGTCGGTCAAGGCTTCGATAATCTGTAAATTGCTCAAGCCGCACCGCCTCCAAATGCTTAGCCCGAGTAGGCTTCGCCCACGATTTCCTCATACTCGGCGGCGGTGATCCACTTCTTTTTGACGGCCAGCTTGACCGTGGACTTCTTCCAGAGCCGGAGATCGTAGTGCTGCTTCACATCGTCGAATTTTGCGCTATGTTCGGTCATGTTACATATCCTCCAAATCAACGTCGGTGTTCATGGCAAGGAAATCAAGCTGTGCCTGAATCTTTGCCCTGAAAAGCTGGTCTGAGGGAATCTCACGCAGAATAAAAGCCCACTGGCCGTCCGGGGTATCAGTGGGCTGCATGATCCGCACAAGCTCCGCGTCGTGCAGGGTTTCCGGGTAGGCGCACCCGGTCATATCGCCGTCGCTGGCGGAGATATGCACTTCCGACAGGTTGCCATCAAGCATTTCCGGGGTGATTTCGGTTTCAGAGTGAAACGTGTTTGCGCCGGGGTTCAGGGTCAAGCCTTCGATTTTTGTCCCATCAGCCAGCGTAACCGTCCATGTCCGCTTTTCTTTTTCCATGTGATGTCCTTTCCGAACAGCTCTCTAAAAAGGGCTGTCATGTTGCGGATTTGCTGCCTACTCATAAACTTGTAGTTGGCGCAAATCCATGATTTGAAATTGTTTTCGACCTCGCGGTATTCCATCCGGCCATCATCCACCAGTCGCTTATAGGCTTTGAGCTTTCGCCGCTCGCGGGTAATGGCTTTCGGGTTGATTTTGCAGGTGATCTCGCCGTCCGGGTGCAGAGAGTACAGCATTTGCAGGTGGCGGTATTGGCCGCCCAGCTTGCAGATGCAGGTTTTCTTTTCGTTGATGATAAGGCCCAGCTGTTCAGCTTCCCGGCGCACTCCCGCCATGGCTCTGTGCAGTTCTTCTTTCGTGCGGGCCATCATGTAGAAATCATCTGAATACCGGGCGTATCCCTTGATACCACAGACGATTTTTACATAGTTATCCAGAGGGGCAGGCAGGAAGATGCCGACGTTCTGAGAGATCTGATTGCCGATATCAACTCCCTTGCGCAGCATCTTTTGCCCGGTCAGGGCGGATGCAGGAACGCCAAAGTTGAGCGTGGAACTGATTTTCTCCCGGTACATTCTCTGAATTTCCTCGTCGGAGAATCGGGACACGTCCAGCTCGTAGGTCTTGAACGTGGTGCGCAGTACGCCCATGACCTGCTCAAGCTCTGCCGGGTCTGCAATTTCCCGCGCCAGATACTTTTCCAGTTGGGCAAGTGCAACGTCGTGCAAAATGTTTGCATAGTAGCCGGAAAAATCAGAAAACAGGATATAGCCCTCATTTGTACCCTCCCGCTCATAATACTGCCGCAGGTGGACTTTGAAGCGGTGGCGGTGGAACGCCACGCCCTTGCCCTTTTGCGATGCGGAGTTGTCGTATTGCAGGTACTTTTCCAGCAGCGGTGTTAGATACTCGTCGCAGGTCAGGTGCGACACAGCCTTGTCCGCCGTTGCTGTGCTGGTGATAAAGCGTTCATGCCCTCGCTCCTTGATCTCGAACTTCACGCCCGGTTGCGGCTCATAGGTTCCCGTCTGGAAAGCCCGTTGGAGCTTTGCCGTTTCAAGCAGGTGGTTCATCTCAAAAAGCTGTGTGCCGTACTTGTACGGTGACGGCTTGATCGCTTTCGTTCCTGCTTCGTACAGAAAGTTTGCATCCTCAAATTTTGTCATAGAAAATAAAAAACAGCGTGATAGCTCCATCGGTCGTAACTGGGAGCATCGCTGTTGATGCCCTTTCGGGGCTTTATCGCAGCTTTCGCCACGAAGGGACAGCCTTTCCTTTCGCAGAGCTGCACTGGGCTTTACCCATCATGTGCAGTTGCGAAATCCAAAGGCCCGACAGCAGGCCAGACGCCATTGGCGTTGCTGGCATTGTTGCAGTTCGCATTGCCGTTGCCGTTGCAATTCGCAAAATTGGCTGCCGAGACGACGAACAAAGGCTGCCCCAATGTGTTTACTGTTTCGGACTTGCAGCGGCTTGCGCCGCTGCTTTGAATCGTTTTGCGTCAGACTTCCGCAGGTTCTTGATGTAGGCCACCAGCTTGTCGATTTCAAGCACAATGCCCGTATACTTGTTGAAATCTGCCGGGATGGTTTCGGCCACATACTGCAATTCGTCCATCAGCATCCAGCAGGCGGCAATGGCCTTGTCGAGTTCCAGCCGTCGCGCGTCCAATTCCAGCTGGCAGCTCGGCCAGATGGAGTTTGCCGCACGGAGGTGGAGCGGAATGTCGCGGGAAAGATCGTGCATCCGCTTTCGCTCCTGCTCGATCAGCCAAAGGTTGAAGTCTTGCTCCTGCTCCCGGATTTGTGCGACTGCCTTTTCTCGCTCCGGGCCTGCAGGGATGTACTTCGTCATGGCTTCGAGGTGTTTTTCAAACTTTGTCCTGCTATACCCAAAGGTGCGGGCAAGTTCCGTCGTAACCTCTTTGCTGATCTCAAGCGCAAGGTGGTGCGCTTCCAGTCTGGAAGGTGTTCGTTTGTGTACTGGTACAGACGTTTTCTTTCACTTCCTGTCCTGCTCTCAATCCCACGGTACAAGCCCGTGGGATGTTCGATCAGCCGATCAGCCCGGCGACGGGGCGGACACCAGCCTCATACGAGGCGCCGTTGAAGGCGCAACACCCGTCGTCGCTCGCGTTGGCGAAATAGGCTGCCGAGACAACGTCTCGCAGCCAGCACCAATAACTACGGGTGAAGCTCAACCACGGTGCCAGCCGGAACAACGGCAGTTGGGATTTGGAGATCGTGTAGTTGTTCGGGATGTTGGTGCCGTCAGAGGCAGGAGCAAAGATATGGCTGCCGTACATCATGTTCTCGTTGGGGAGTTCCACGGTGCTGTCATACCAGGTGCCGCCGGACGGTCTGCCGTTGGACACGGCGTTTGTCAGATGCTCACGGTGGTTCAGGATGTGGGCAGAGCCAAAGGCAGCATTGAAGGTTGCCTTTGCCTGCGTCAGGCCGTTTTTATACATATCGCTGCCCACATAGCCGCCCTCAGTTGTGTTGCTGGCGTTCATGTGGTAGGTGTACAGATGGTTGCGGGGGATGATGACAACATGGTGTGTGGTGCAGGCAGTATCGCCGCACTGATACCAGTAGTCGAAACCGGCCACAATGTAGTCCACGCCGTCGATCTGCCAGTAATCGCCGAGGTAAATATCCTCGAACGTACCAGCTTTGATAGCAGCGGCCTGCTCTGCGGTCAGGCTGCTGCCCAAGTTTTTCCCCCGGTAGATCATATTGTGGGTGCCAGCATTATCCAGGATGCTGATGGCCTTGCCACCGCCGGGCATAACCAGCGGACCCGTCAGCGTACCGCCGGACAGAGGCACATAGGTTTCCTTTGCTTCATCTTGCAAAGCCTTTTTGGTATCGTCGATTTTGGTGTTGATCTGTTTAACCTGATCGTTCACCATCTTCACGGACGCAACCGCGCTCGGGTCAACGGTCACTTTGATGTTGGCGATATTGGAAATTGCCATGACACCGAACAGTTCAATTACGAAGTCGCTGTTCTCGGTGTGGGACGGGATTTCAACGCCGCGGTCATCCTGCATGATAAAGAGCAGCGTTTCATCGCCGTCGGTCAGCTTTGCGTATACACCGACCTGATGCAGGATATAGCCCGCTTCCACATCACCGTTCGTGATCTGGATTTTGATGCGCTTGCCAGCGTCGTTGCCGGTGCTGTCGGTCGCGTCCTCGATGCCAAGGATTTTAAGGGTCTGCTTCTGGTCTTTTACGTCGGTCAGCGCGGCCAGCGATTCGGCGGCCGTAGTGCCTGCGCCGCCCACGGCTTTGGTGATCGTCATGGTCGCGCCGGAAAGCACTTCGGACATCATGTCCGTGCCGATGTTGGTATACAGACTGTTATTCCAACTCATGTGTTACCTCCAATTTTGATTTCAATTTGCTGCCGGAAAGCCGCCACGCCCACCGGGGCCGGGGCTGTTGCGGTATGATCTGCCGGGCGAATGTCGCCCTTGATGTATGCTGCCATCTGCATACGGTAGGCGGTGCAGCCCGCCGGGGCGTATGTGGTGGCCTTGTGGTCTTTCGGCCGCAGAGTGCCAGCGATTCGGGCGGCTTCCTGCTGCCTGATACTCCACAGCCCGGCTTTCGCGTAGGTAGTGGAAAGCAGCTCACGGGGGCGCAGCGTCCCGGTGATCTTTGCGGCCACGCGCTGCGCGGCTCCGTGGTAGCCGGTGCCGATATAGGCGGTGGTAAAAACCTCAAAGCACACTTCAAACGCAAGGTGCGACGGCTTTACTTTCTTCAGCTTTCGGACGATTGCGTCATAGTCAACAAAACCTTCTCCATTCTCAACGTAAACACGGAACGTGTATGGCGCAACATTTTCTTCAACCCGGATTTTCCGTCCAGACATCGACGAAAGAATTTCCTCGATTCTGGCAGGATTCATGGGGGCCCGCGTTCCTCGTTTAGAAATAACCGCAGCCCGGCGCGCTGCCAAACTGCGGCTTTCGTCTACTTCGATACCATAGCGTTGCTCCCAGTAACACAGTCCCCAGGTTGCCGTTTCCGGGTTTGCCTGCTCGCGCAGTTCCGAAAAGCGAGTTTCTGCGTCGTCCACTTCCCGGCCCATGACCTCATAAAGCCATTTCGCAACATAGGAACGCTCATAGATGGGCGAAACACGGGAAATCATGCGCTTGGAAACATGATTTTCGGGGAATTTTTCAAGGTCAAAGTTCTTCTGGGTGCTCATTCGCTGGTCGCCTCCGTGTCCTTGATACCGTGGATTTCACCGGTGCAAGGGTAATCCGCCGGTTCCAGCGGGATATCCTTCACGTCTCCGTTCACAAGAATTTTAGAAAAGTTCTTCACGCCCACAGTGCGGGTCAGGGCCGCGTGGATCTCGTTATACTTCACCAGACTGTCAGCCTTGGCGGTGATGTAATACTCAATCAACGCAGCGCGGAAGATTTCTTCCACCTCCGTTGCAGTCTTGGTGTCGTCCAGCTGCAAGCCTTCAACGGAAATGTTCACCACTTCGCCCTCGGGGGCCTGCACCAGAAGAATTGCGCCCACAGGTGCCTTGCGTTCGATTCGGTTGTTGTCCCTCATAATGTGGTCATACACGTTTTGGATAATAGATCCGTTGGCAGGCTCGCCGGAGGAATCCAGAATAATAAGGCGCACCCAGTTGGGATGCGCCTTTTCATACTGGGCATCAACCAGCACCGTGCCAACGCCGGAAACCTCTTTGGCCCAGCGTTTATAGTCCGCGTCACAGCCCACAAAGGATTCACCCGAAGTTTCGTCATACTCCGCAATGCGCAGGCGGAGGGATTCGTCGTCTTCCTCCTCTGCGCCTCCGGTGATCTTGTCGGCGTTGGTCACAAGGGTAACGCCTGCAATCGGGTCCATCATAATTGTAATGGCACCCGCGCCCACGTTGCCGGTAGGGCCAGGCTCTACGGCCGTTACAGCAACGTCAACGGTGCCGTTCTCCCCGCTGGTCGCCTCGCCAATGTACGCCACGGAATCCGTGGCATATTCAATGGCGGGCACTCCACCGGAAGAAGGCACACAAACCACAGTCCCCTCCGGGATCTGTGTACCAGGTGAGCCGGTAAAGGTGACGGTTCCAGCCGCAGCGTTCGCTGGGCGGCGGGAAAGGCCGTCGCCCCTGGCGTGACCATCGAGATAGGCGCCGTAGGACCACGCCGGAAACATCAGCTTCAAGGTTTCTACAAGGTGGAAATTCAGAAGTTCGTCCTTTTCAAGCGCCGTCGGATAAGTAAAATCCCATGGGAAACCGCCTTCGGTGTCGTCAATGTCGGGCGGGAGGCTCTCCATCATGCGCGCCTGGATTTGCTCCGCCGTTTCGGTTTTCAGCCAATCGGGCGGGGAGAATGCCGGAATTGTGGCCATGCTCTCACCTCCTTACTTTGAAAAGTTCAGATTGACGGTCTGGATCTCGTCATAACCGCGGCCCTTAATGTTAAATGCACAATCGCAGCTGTCTGGCCCGTCCCATGTAAACGTGAAGTCTCGGCAATACTCTGTTTTGGGGTTTGCCATGATGGCCTCCGTGATGGTCCGTTCCAGGCTGGCTTCCACGCTGGCGTGGTCGCTCTGTGCAAGCGAAGTTTCAAGCTCTGCGCCGTACTTGGTCGAATACGCCAGAAAGGCGTCCCGTTCCGTCATAACGGTTTTTATGCACCATTGCATATAGGCTTCGCGGCCGCTGGCTCCCGCCATGCGTCCGGCGCCGTCAAGACGAAAATCACCGGTCGCGTAGTCAAAATAAACAGAGGGTTTATATTGCTGCTTCCGGCTTTCCTCGTTCTTCTTTGTGACGAAGTCGGGGACTTCAAAAACGGGGTAAAGCTGCTTTTCAGCCATGGGAAAGTCCTTCCTTTCGTCTGGTTATTTTTTCAGGTCTTCCGCCGGGCAGATAATGTCCACCACAACAGCCTCCGACTGTACCCAGGCCACCAGAACGCGGTCCCCGGGTTTCAGGCGGCGCATTTTCTCGGGGATCAAGACGTGGTGCTGGTGTGCGCCCTCGTCGCCTCCGCTGCCAGCGCTGTTCTTCGGCGGGTCTGGCGGCTCCGGCTGCCCAGCAGCCGGTATGCCAATCGTGCCAGAACACGTCTGGCCCCTGGAATCCAGAAGAGTTGTAACCTTCTTATGGTTATGCTCACCGCTGCCCGGAGAGCCGATTTCTTGGGTCTTCGCCAGAATGTCCCCGGTTTTGCCAAGGGTCAGCTGGCGGCAGACGTGATAATCTTCTACCGGGATCGGAATAGAAAATGTGTTGGTTTGGAGGCTGTAATCGTCCAGGATTTCGCCAAAATCAAGGACCAGGGCGGAATTTCGGTCCCGGTCCTTTTTGTTCTGCCCGGTCAAAACCTGAGCCAGGTGGTTCACGCCCTTGTTGCCAGAACTCGGGTTCACAGTTTCCTCCTTCCATTACTTCGAGAAGGCGCCTTCATCCACCCAGCCGTAAACGTGCGTTTCGGCCCAGTTCTGATAGATCAGGTGGTACGGGTGTTTTGCGCCCTTCTTTATGATGGTTATTTTGGCTTTACCCGGCGAAAGGTTTGTGCTTGCGGCCTTTGTATCGGTGGAAGCCTTGTAATGGCTGCCACCAGCAAAGCTTACAATGTCGCCCACCTTGTACTCGTCAGAGCCTTTCTTATTTCCGGCCGAATCCTCGCCCAAAACTTTAACAGTCATGGTCATTGTGCGGTTTGCTGCATCGTGCTGCACTCCCAGCACGGTGCAAAAGCCGTTCACGGTCCTGGCTGCGGCCCGGATCTTGTCGCCCTTGTGGATGAATGGAAGATCTGCGCCTTTCAGGGTGGTTTTCCGTGTCGGCTCCCCTTTTTCGTCAAGGGTCTTCTGCGCGGCGGACTTGGCCTGCGCGGCCGTATCGTCTGAACTGCGGGTATAGATCCGCTGTCGGATGCCGTACTCCGTTTTTCCGTCCAGGGTTGCTTCCACAGACCGCTTCTTGGTCTTCTTTTCAAGACCTATCACCTTAACGCGGGTCACAAGGTCGGCTGTGCTGATCTTGTCGCCGCTCGTTGTCAGGTTGTCGTCCTCGTCGAAGTGGTAAACGGTTTCGTTGGCGTTGATGGGCAGAACGTTCACCTTGCCGCCGTTCATTCTTATAACGTAGTTGTCCGCGCCGTGCTTTTCGGCATCGTCCAAAAGCTCCGTTATAATGTCCCCCAGGTATTCCGCTTTGAAAAGCGTTTTTGCGTGGGGCTTGTCCGGACCCTTGTATTCTCCGACCGGGATTCCCCAATCGGAAAAGATGGCGTTCAGGGCAGATTTCGTGCCAGTTCCAGCCTTGATATAGCGATCGTCCTGGCCCTTTTGGAGGTTGTAAAGGTCGTCGTAGCACACCACGGAAAAGTCCTTCATGGTGGCCCCGTCCTGCGGGTTCCACTCGATCACTTTCCCGCTGGCAACTTCCTGTTCATCGCCTCCGGCCGATGCCGTTACCACAATGGCGGTGTTCGGCTTTATGGTCGAAGAAAGTGGGCTCCCGTTATAGTCCACGTTGGCAACAGTGAACGAAAAACGGGAGCTTAACTCGCTTTCGCCTTCCTCCCAGCCCAGATCTGTGACCGCCGGGGTCACGTTCAGCCGGGTGCCGTCTTGCAGGACCGCATAAACGTTGTATGCTACTTTGGAAACGTCGATCATGCGGCCCTCCTCACCCTGGAATGGTCAAAACCTGGCCCGGCTTAATCAAATTCGGGTTGCTCCCGATCACGGCCTTGTTGGAATTGTAGATCTCCGAATACCGCAAGCCGTTGCCAAGGTACTTCTTGGAAATGGACCACAGCGTGTCCCCAGGCTTCACGGTGTAGGTTTTGCCGGTCGCCTGGGTGGATGCTGCGGCTGCTGCGCTTGCCGGGCGCTCGTCCAGGCTTCCGCCATCCGTTTTCCCGTCTGCCTCGTCCGTGGTTTTAATCAGAATGTCCTTTGCTTGCACAAAGGAAATGCTGTATTCTGCCCGGTCGAAGTATTCATGGGTAACGGTGAAGTTCTGGATATAAACGTCGTGGTTTATGGCCGTGCCGGTCACAAGAAGCCGAAGTTTCTTCCGGTTCTTCTTCCAGCCGTCAAGAATACCGATCATCACGCGGGGCGGCTTCCAGTCGAAAAGCGAAACGATACCCATGCCCAGCATGGAAATGCCGGGGAGAATACCGTTCCAGGAAAATTGCGTCAGCTTCTCGCCGTTCGGGATCTTCACCTCGCCAACATTCAGAATGTTGTAGGAAATGAAATTCCCCTCCCGTTTGTCGGAAACCTTCTCGGGTGTAAGGGGGAGCGCAATTCTGGTTCCCGTGTCGAGCTGGGTAAGATACACAATCTCGGGTAACATTTTGCCCTCCTTTCCTTATGCGGGCATATTCGCAAGGACACGGGCCAGGCGTTCGGCCAGCTCGTCGCTTATGTCGTCCACCATTTCGCGGATGCGGGATTTCACGGTTGCGATAATCTCGTCCGGGCTCATGCCTGCGGTGCCCTGGATGATAAACTGCGGGTTCAGCCCAATTTCTACCGGAATAGAAATGGGCTGCGCTGCGGCTCCTGCGGGAGCCTGCGGCGCCGGTGCCGGGTACACGACCGGGGAGAACGTGGGCACATTCTCGGGGGTGTTGTCGTCCGAATCGTCCGAATAATCTGCACCAAGAAGCGACCCCGTTTGATTCCAAAGATCAAGTGCTCTAGTTCGGCGGCTGCCACCAAGCGGAATAATCGCTTCCGGGCCATCTTCTGCCACAAGACCAATGTGCGGGCTCGTCATAATGCCGCCCATAGCGTGCGGAGTAACACGGCCGCCGCCTCCGCCGCTGCTCGTGCCTCCGCCGGTCGTGAACGATCCGGCAGAGAAGCCAGAACTAAAGGCGTTTTTGGCGTTGGTGAAAAATCCGCTGATCTTGTCGCCCACGCCAGACCAGAAGCCGGTCCACTTCGCCGGAAGTGTCACGGTGAAGAAGTTTGCTGCGCTCGTCACGCTGCTTTCAACCCATGCCGGGACTTCTTTTGTCCAGAAGTCGCCAACGCCGGTCCAGAAGTCCGTCCACTTGGTCGGCAGCGTTTCGGCAAAGAAGGCGGTCGCCTTCTCGCCGGTGCTCTCCACCCATGCGGGGACATCCTCGGTCCAGAACTCCCCCACACCGTCCCAGAAGGCGGTCCAGTGTTCGGGCAGCGTGTTGGTAAAGAAAACCTTCGTCTTGCCCAGGGCGTAGCCGATTGCATAGGGGATTGTTTCGGAGAACGTGGTGCCCACGCCATCCCAGAAGTTCGTCCAGTGCTCCGGCAGCGTCGAAGTAAAGAAGGTTCCAACCGTCTGTTTCAGGCTGTCCAGCGCTCCGCCTTCGTCCAGGGCGTCAGAAAGTGCCTGGCCGATTTTATCGCCAAAACCCAGGGCGCCCAGGCCGCCAATACCGGCACCAACAAGGGCACCGACGCCGGTTCCTACAACAGGCACCACGGAGCCAACGGCCGCGCCTGCTGCTGCGCCTGCGCCGACCATGCCGATCTTCGTTCCACCCTTGGAATACTCGTTCTGCGCGTCCTTGCCGGTGGTCTGGGTGCCGCGGTACAAGTTTCTCACGCCTGCACCGATGCCCAGAAGGCCCAGAAGACCACCCAGAATACTTGCGCCGCCCACTTCGTTGCAAAACCGTCATCATCTTTTTCCGGTAAATTCTC